AATTAGCAGAAGAAAAATTATTTTGGGCAGAGTTACCTCCTATGCCTGATATGAAACAACTTTGGGGATTTATATCAACTTTCCAACCTTATATATTAACCGCTGTTCCTGCTGTTCGATTAATATGGGATCCTCCAGCAGGAATTCAAAAAGCAATGTGGTGTGAAAAAAACTTAGGTATTAGCAAAGATAGAGTGTATGCAGTAAAACGCCCGGATAAAAAACACTTTGCTAAATCGCACGACGGTCGATCTAATGTATTAATTGATGACCATCAACAAAATATTAATGAATGGAATAAAGCAGGAGGTATTGGCGTTCATCATACTTCAGCAAGCAACTCTATCACACAATTAGAAAAAATTGGCTTCTAAAGATTTTGTTGCCTTTTCTTCCCAGACTTAGCATCGGCCTTAGATTTAAGGGCCTCAAGAAAAATTTCTATTTCTAGCCTAGACATGTTCCAGGCCTGATTGTAATCTAACACTTCAGAAAATACTACCAACTCTACTATTTCATTTATGCTGGCCTTTACATCGTTCTTATAACCCTGAACAAATTCCTCTATTTCTTCAGGAAGAAGTTGCAAAAGCCTTAGCCGAAAAAAGATGTAGGATCGAATTGAACAAATACATTATTTTCTTTACTGCATTTTTCACAATTAACCTTTACAGTACCATCAAACCCTTCATTTGTTGCAATTAATATTTTGTCTCTTATTTTTTCAAATGTTTGTTTGTCAACATTGTATAACCATTCTGCTATTAGATCGAAATCAATTATTTCTTCATCAGGAGTAGCAACTTTTATAATAGACTTTAAAACAAGTTCATATGATATTTCAGTTATTTTATTAAATGATTTAGAAAATTCGTTTGCTTTTTCTGCTTGCGATAAATCATTATTTGAAATAATATTATTTGTTAATGCAGCCTGTTCAAAATTGGCTATAGAGGATCGTGTTTGACAATACACATCATACGGTTTAACATATACTTGTAATTGGTTTAAATCAATTACATAGTTATCACTTAATGTAGATATTTTTGTTTCTAACAAATTTTCAATATTTACTATAAACTCAGTTTCATTTGTACAATCAGAACAAAGAGCAGTATACGGTAATTCTTGACCGTATGTTGCTAATCTAATTGCTAACATAATAACACTGAAATCAGGTGCCGGTATTTCATTAGGATCTTTAATCCCAGGAACACAAGATTTTATTACAGTTAATAATGAATCTCCGTTCATTAAAATATCAGGTGATTTGAATTGTAATTCGTCCTTAGCAGTCATAGGTTTAACTAAAACTTCACCTAAAACTGATAGATCGGGTTTTTCTTTGTAAAAATTACCTTTACTAGGCAAAACAACATACGCTCCAGGGGGTCTAAAATACTGCATTAAAGGATTAGAAGATTCTGTTTCAATAACTGTATGCCTAAATGTTTTAGGTTTTTCGGCCTGTTTTTTTATTTCTGTTTTCTTTTTTATTTCAGGTTTAGGTGTATTAGGTACAGTTGAAAAATTGTCTAATGCTTGATTTGCTATTTTTAATACAGGTTCTGCTTCTGGATTGTCTTTGTATGTTTCTATGAATTTTTCTAATTCTTCTTTAGAGTCTTTAATGTCGTAAAATTCGTTTAAAATGACATTCGCATCTTCGGGCATTTTCCTCCTACTAAATATATATATAACTATTTATAGGCTAAAAATTATGGCAATAGCACAATTACCTGACGGTTCGACAGTAGAATTACCTGATTACGCTTCTGAAGCTACATTATCTAATTTGCTTAGTATAATGTCGGGCATGAGTGCGGAACAACAAACTTCTTTTGGTAACTTAGCAGGAGCAATTGGAGGAGTAGGAGTAGCCAGTCAAGTTACTGCTTCACAATCAGGTAAACAAACGTCTCATTTAGGTAATATTGCTCATAGTTCTAATAAAAATGTTCGTCAATCTCAAAGTTGGTTTGCCGCAGTTTTAAAACAAGGTAAGGAACAAACTAAATGGGTTAAGAAATTTGGCGGAAGCCAAGCACCTCAAATGTTAAGAGGTATAACTAACATGATGTCCGGTTCTGGAGGTTTAAAAAATCTGTTAGATTTAATACCTGGCACTATACCTCAAGTAGCAAGTGCAGCAATAGCAACAGCAACAAAATTAGCAGATGTTCAACGTACATTAACAGATACAGGTCAAGGGTTAGGAGCCTCTATTACTGCTACTGCTCAGGCATTAAGTGCAAGAAATTTAGGTATTGCAGATTTTCAACGGATAGCTGGTCAATATGGCACAACATTAGATTACTTAAATGATTCTTCGATTGAGATAGTAAACGGAAATGCAGCATTAGAAAAAGGAGTGAATAAAGGAGCATTACGATTTGCTCAAATGTCAAATGATATTCAAAATCAAATGCAACCTTGGGGAGCATTTGGTCTTAAAGTAGAGGAAATAAATGATTATCTTGGCGAATATTTAAATGCTGATAGAAAGCGAGGAGTTTCAGCTGAAACAAGTACATCTAACTTAGTTGATAACTTTAGTAAATTAGCTGCAGAAGCGTCTTTATATGCTATTGATACTGGGCGTAATAGAAAAGATATGATCAAAAATCAAATAGAAACATTATCTAGAGAAGATGCCGCAGGACATGCCATGATGCTTCGAGAACAAGGTCAAGACAAAGCTGCACTAAAATTTGAAAAGAATTTAGGTCTTGTTTCTAATGAGTTATTTGCTAGATTCGGTACTGCTGGTGATGAAGTAAAAGAAATGTTAATACAAGCAGTTATGCAAGGCAGGGGTTTAGAAGCAACTGACGCTGGTGCAGAATTTGGTGCATTATTCGGAGAAGCAGGAGGTGTACTAAATGAAATGATTGCAATGTTTACTAAAGGAGACATTGATCCTGCTATGTTTGAAAGATTAAGCGTTGCAATGAAAAATAGCCAAAATTCGTTTGATGCCGAAACATATGCAATATTACAACATAGTAATCAAACAATGCAGTTAATGAAATCATTAAGAACTGAAGAACGACGAACTACAAAAGAAGGCAGGAATAATGCTGCAGACAGATTAAAGGCCCAGCAGGATCAGGACGCGGCAGGCGAAGATATCCTAAAAGGCGATAGATTATTATATAAAACTACTGCACAATTACAATCTGTTTTAATGGGAGTTGTTGAATCATTAACTAGTTCTAGTGGATTTCAAAAATCTTTAGAATGGGTTACAGATAGTGTTAACACGTTTGCTCGAAATATGGCAAATGTAAATCAAAAAATGGGATCTGATGCAAGTGCCCTCGATTACGGTGAAGCAATTTTTAACACATTTGCTGGTATACCGATGAATGAAGCAATGGGAACTACTGCCGCAGGATCTGCTGTTGTTGGCGGTGGGATAATGTTAAATAAAGGTTTAGGATCACTTAATCGAAGCCAAGACCAAAATGCCAAGATTACACAAGCAGTTCAAAAAACTATTATGGGTCATGTACGAGAAGGCGCAAAAGAACTCACCGGAGGTGAAATCGAAATAGGTGGTAAACCAATACCAAAAGGTGGCACGTTTGTTCGAGATGGAGTTGAATATAAAAATACAAATGGACTTAGGGATGGTATAGAACCTACTGCTAAAGGTAAGAAGGCATTAATGACAGGCCGAGGACTTGTAGGTAAAACCGCAGGTTGGGTTGGTGCTGCATTAAACATAGCCGCAACCGCTTCAAAACGAGAAGATATTAATAAAGAATACGAATCTAAAATTAAAGCCGCAGGCGGCGAAGACACTGAAGAAGGAAAAAAACTAACAGAAGAAAGAGATTCTTTACTCTACTCAATGTATGGTAAAACTGCTTCAGGGATAGCAGGAGGTTTTGCAGGAGCAAAATTGGGAGCATCATTAGGAGCTTTACTTGGTCCTTTAGGAATGTTAATGGGCGGTGTAGGTGGAGGTATTGCAGGCACATTATTAGGAGAAGAAGGGTTCGAATACATTAAAAATTTGTTGCAAAATACAAAAGAAGAAGCAGATGCAAAAAATGATGCTTCATCTACAAGCATATTACAAAAGTTTGATGCTTTAATTGATAGGTTAGATGAATTACTAAAAGCAGGTGAATTTACGGCTAGTGCAACCCATCAAGTCCAAGAAAATACTAGATTAAATAACGATCCTTTAACCCGCGGTCACGCTGGGCCTGAAGTTATTGGTTGACAATGCAAATCTTTTCATGTATAATATAAATATTACTAACAGGATAATTTATGAGTTGGAAAAAACATTTTACAGTTTACCAATTTGGTAACACAAAAAAAGTAGGACAATCACATACAAGTGCAAACAAGTTTGGTTCTTGGTTGCCAGAAGTATATACAGGACAACCAAATAGAATTGAACGTTATGTTCAATACGACCAAATGGATATAGATTCTGAGGTTAATGCAGCCTTAGATACTATTGCAGAATTTTCAACTCAATTTGATGATAAAACAAATATACCTTTTGAGGTTAATTGGAAAGAAGATTCAACAGAAACAGAAGTAGCATTATTAGAAAAAGCATTAGAACAATGGAATAACTTAAACGACTGGGATAAACGAATTTGGAGAATTTATAGAAATACATGCAAATACGGAGACCAGTTTTTTATTCGTGATCCAGAAACATACGAATGGATGTGGGTTAATCCGATGGATGTTACAAAAGTTATCATTAATGAATCAAAAGGTAAAGAACCAGAACAGTATGTTATTAGAAATTTAGCATTAAATTTACAAGAAAAAACTGCTTCAAATATTATACCACACCAAGATCAATTTGCATCCGTAACTTCGATGCAACGAGGAGGCATAATTGATCGAGGTCAGTACGGTACTGGAGGCGGTCAAGGTAATTCGGGTTATGGTGGAGGTGAGCAAGAAGAGTATGGTGTTGATGCAACCCACATAGTCCATTTAGGTATGACAGAAGGCATGGATATAAATTGGCCTTTTGGACAAAGCATACTTGATCCTGTATTTAAAACGTACAAGCAAAAAGAATTACTAGAAGATTCTATTATAATTTACAGAGTACAAAGAGCCCCTGAACGTAGAGTATTTTACATAGATGTAGGAAACATGCCATCACACAAAGCAATGGGTTTTGTAGAACGTGTGAAAAATGAAATCCATCAGCGTAGAATACCTAATAAAACTGGGGGCGGTACAACGATCATGGATGCTAGTTACAATCCTCTTTCAATAATGGAAGATTATTTCTTTGCACAAACATCAGAAGGAAGAGGATCTAAAGTAGAAGTTTTGCCGGGAGGTGAGAACTTAGGACAGATTGATGATTTAAGGTACTTTACAAATAAAATTTTAAGAGCGTTACGAATTCCTAGTTCTTACCTTCCTACAGGCCCAGATGACGGAACGGCTAGTTATGTAGATGGACGAGTAGGTACGGCATTTATTCAAGAATTTAGATTTACAAAATATTGTCAGCGTATACAATCATTATTAGGACCTACATTTGACAAAGAATTTAAAATGTTTTTAAAGTGGAAAGGTATTAATATTGATTCGGGTACGTTTGAACTTAATTTTGTAGAACCACAAAGTTTTAGTCAGTATAGAGAAGTAGAAGTAGATCAAGCAAGATCAGCAGTATTCAGTGGACTTGCAGAAGCACCATTTATGTCTAAGCGTTTTGCAATGAAAAAATACTTAGGACTTTCAGAAGATGAAATAGTAGAAAATGAGCAAATGTGGAGACAAGAAAATGGCGAACAGGATACACAATTAGATCAAGAAGCAGAAGACCTAGGTGGTTTAGGAGCAGTAGGTGTTAAACCTATGGATACAGATATGATGGAACCTATGCCAACTGATGAAGGTATGCCAGGCGAAGAAGGAGACATAGGCGGACCTGGAGGAATGCCTCCAGCTGAAGGAACTGCATCACCTATTGCAGGCAACGAACAAGGCGGGGCACCAATCCCAGGAGCAGTATAATGAAAAATTATGTAGAGATGATGAAAGAATTTAGGCAACTATCTGAAGCACCAATACCCGATAATGTAGGTACACAATATGAAGAAATAGATGATCAATCTAACTATGAATATGATGATAGTAGACGACCTAGACTGACTCTTACACATTTAAATAAATTGAAAAAAATGCGTAAATTAAAGAAGATAGATCTTGATAAACGATACAAATTCTTTAAAGATATTTACGGAATCCCACCAGCACCACCTCCAACTATGTAAGTTTTTTCTAAAAAGGTGTTTTTTAGACCTTATTTCGGCATATTTCTCTCTCAAATTGTAAATATTAATAGTTTCAAAACGCTTTCTTTAGGAGTAATTATATGTCCACGCGAGAAAAACTCGAAAAAGTCCTCGAATTTATCATAAACGAGGAAAATGAAAAGGCCAGCGACCTCCTTCATGATGTATTTGTGGAAAAGGCTCGTGGCATTTACGAAGAGATTGCAACCGAAGATGAAGAGATCGAGGAAGCAACAGAAGAAGACGTCGAAGAGGCAAAAGCCGATGACGACGATAAAGAACAAGTAGACGAAGCAGACATTCAAGATCAATTTGCAGACGAAGTCGAAACCGACAGCGAAATGATAGATCAAGAAGAAGTATCAGAAGAAGATCCTTTGGCCGACGAAATGCCTATGGATGACGAAATGATGGGTGACGAAGAAGGTGAAGATCCTGTTGATGATGCTTTCATGAATGTAGAAGATGCTTTAGATGAGCTCAAAGCAGAATTTGCTAAATTAATGGGTGATGAAGAGCCTATGGATGATGAAATGGGCGATGAAATGCCAGCAGACGACATGTCCGATATGGTAGACGCAGAAGAAGAAGATCCATTAATGATGGGCGGTAACGATAAAGAACCAGTAGAAGAAGAACTCGACTACGAAGAAATCGGCGAAGGCGCAGTTAATGTACCAGAGCCAAGCATGAGCGAAACCGGTATGGTTGGTGCTTCTGGATCTGCAGGCGCAGTAGGTAAAAAGTCTCCCGTAGCAGGTAAAAATGATATGGGCGGAACTGCGGTAAAGATTAATGATGGATCAGACGGTAGTGATGGAGATCAATCAGTTAAAGAAGACAATCACGGTAATGTAAACGTACCAGGTGGAAAAGCAGCGAAATCAGGACCTTCAAATGTTTCTGATCCAAGCAACAGTGATGCCGCGGCTAATAAAAAATCACCTGTAGCATCGAGCCATGCATAAGGAAAAATAAATGGGTGTAACATTAGTAGAAAAACTAAGTTTTGACCAAGCTAATATACAAGTAGAATCTGTTGATGATAATGGAATGAAAAATCTCTTTATGAGAGGTGTTTTCATTCAAGGTGATGTTAAGAACCAAAATCAACGGGTTTACCCAATTAATGAAATTAACAAAGCAGTTAAATCATTATCAGAAAAAATTAACTCAGGGTTTTCGGTATTAGGAGAAGCCGACCATCCAGAAGATCTAACAGTAAACTTAGATCGTGTTTCTCATGTAATAACAGAAATGGATATGCATGGAGCCGATGGAGTCGGAAAACTTAAAATTTTACCAACGCCTATGGGTAACTTAGTTAAAACACTATTAGAAAGTGGTGTTAAACTAGGTGTTAGTTCAAGGGGATCCGGAAATGTAAGTGAAGGTGGAAAGGTCTCCGATTTTGAAATTGTGACAGTTGATATTGTTGCACAACCGAGTGCCCCTAACGCTTACCCGGATCCAATTTACGAGAAGCTGGAAAATTACAAAAAAGGTGGATCATTGTTGGAATTAGCTGAAGCAGTTAGGCACGATAAAAAGGCACAAAAGCACCTTACTAAAGGGATTACTAATTTTATTAGTGATCTTAAAATTTAGGAGAATTTAATATGGCAGACGCTTTTGAAGAACTATTAGGTGGAGACGTCCTGTCGGAAGATGTTAAAACTTCGTTAACAGAGGCTTGGGAAAAGAAATTAACCGAAGCCCGTGAGCAGATTACTAATGAAGTCCGCGACGAATTTGCTGGTCGTTACAATAACGATAAAGAGCAGATTGTAGAAGCAATGGACAACATGTTAACTGATGCTATTAAGCAAGAGGTTGAAGAATTTGCCCACGATAAAGGTGCATTAGTTGAGGCACGAGTTCAATACAAACAAAAAATGCAAGAACACGCAGAAGTATTGGATAAGTTCTTAATGAATGCCCTTAAGAAGGAAATAACTGAACTTCGAGAAGATCGAAACACCCAAGGCACGAACTTTAAAAAATTAGAAGGTTTTGTCTTGAAACAGTTAACAAAAGAGTTGAACGAATTTCATAGCGATAAACAAGCTGTTGTAGAACAGAAGGTTAAGCTCGTTAAAGAAGGAAAGCAACTTTTACGTAACACAAAAGCTAATTTTGTTAGAAAAGCAGCTGAAAAAGTAGAAAGCATTGTTGAAAGTACGCTCAGAGGAGAAATTGGTTCCTTGAAAGAGGATATCAAATCGGCCCGAGAAAATGCTTTTGGAAGAAAAATGTTTGAAGCATTTGCGGCAGAGTTTATGACAAGTCATTTAGCTGAAGGGACAGAAGTTAAAAAACTGTCCGGAAAAATTAAAGATTTAGAAGGATCACTTGAAGAGGCGCAAGTACAAATTACGTCAAAACAAGTTGAAATTTCTGAGGCACAAAAGAAAGCTCGTATAGCAGAATCTTCTGCAAAGCGAGATAAAATTTTATCAGAATTGCTTGACCCTCTTTCTAAGGATAAGAAAGAGATTATGCAAGATTTGTTAGAATCAGTGCAAACTGACAATCTTAAAAAGCAATATGAGAAGTATTTACCAACTGTTCTTAATGAAAATGTTAAAAAACAAGCAAAAAGTACCGCTTCTAAAAAGACATTAAATGAGAACGTAGAGCCAAAAGCTAGAACACAGAAAACTGTGATAACAGGTAATAAACCAGTCCACGTGGATCCGACAACAACGGATGTAGGTGCTGAAATTATTAACCTTAAAAAACTAGCAGGAATATAATTTAAGGAGAATTAATTATGGCAGACGCACTTTTTGAGTCCAACTGGCAACCAACTAAGGACGCTCTGTGCGAAGGACTAGAAGGCAACAAAAGAACGGTTATGGAAACCACATTAGAAAACACACGACAAGCACTGATGGAAACATCAACTGCCGGTGCAACTAATGCAGGTAACGTAGCAACTTTAAATAAGGTAATCCTTCCTGTAATACGAAGGGTTATGCCAACTGTTATCGCTAATGAGCTCATTGGTGTTCAACCTATGACAGGTCCAGTAGGACAAATTCATACATTACGTGTTCGCTATGCTGACACAGGAAACGCTGCAACAGCAGGCGAAGAAGCACTTAGTCCATTTAAGATTGCTTCAACATATTCAGGTATGCCAGCATCAGGTACAGGTTCGGCTCCTAGCCCAACAGGTACAATGGAAGGTATTCCTGGTAACAAAATGTCAATCCAAATCTTGAAGCAAACAGTTGAAGCGAAGACTCGCAGACTGTCCGCTCGTTGGACTTTTGAAGCATCTCAGGATGCCCAAAGCCAGCATGGTATTGACGTTGAAGCAGAAGTAATGGCTGCTTTAGCACAAGAAATTACAACTGAAATTGATCAAGAAATCCTTGGTTCTTTGGGTACATTGGCAGGAACTGCTATTGATACATATAACCAAGCCGCAGTTTCAGGTACAGCAACTTTTGTTGGTGACGAACATGCCGCACTTGCAGTTCTTATTAATAGAGCCGCAAATATTATCGCATCTCGCACACGTCGAGGCGCAGGTAACTGGTGTGTAGTTAGCCCGTTTGTATTAACAGTACTTCAAAGTGCAACAACTTCGGCTTTCGCAAGAACAACTGAAGGTACTTTTGAAGCACCGACAAACACAAAGTTCGTTGGAACTTTAAATAGCTCAATGAGAGTTTATGTTAACCAATATGCAGCAGATGATTCTAATGTCATTGTTGGTTACAAAGGCCCAGGCGAAATGGATGCCGCATCTTTTTATTGCCCATACATTCCGTTAATGAGTTCCGGTGTTGTGTTAGACCCAAGCACATTTGAACCAGTCGTTTCCTTTATGACACGCTATGGTTATGTTGAGTTAACAAACCAAGCATCGTCCTTAGGTAACGCTGCTGATTATGTTGCAAATATTGGTGTCAATGACGACAATATGAAGTTCCAGTAATAGTTAACTATTATATGGTTTAAAGGGTATATCTTCGGATATACCCTTTTTTTATGATAAATATTATTGCTCAGAAATGAGTTCGCCCTTCACAGGGAAGATGACCTAGAACGTCAAAAAGGAGTTATTATGGGACGACCCGTAAATCGAAGATGGCTTAACCTCGAAGGTACTGCTAATGCAACATTATCAGGAAATGCCGCAGGTAACGAAAAAATATTTGGTGTTTGTAAAATTGGTTCAAACGCCGCCGCAGAATATACAATTTTAGAGCAAAAAGGTTCTAACAAATTTTATGTTAGAGATACTGCTGGAAATACTGGTATTTGTACATTGGTTAATAAACCTGAAAGAGCAGGTAATCAAGACACTAATCCAGCATTAGCTGCAGATGAAATGATTATGAACTGTAAAGATGATCAAAATGAAATTCACAGAGTTATGAAGCTCATGAATAGAACATTAATTTACCAAGCCGATAGTTCTACAACAAATGTACGAGCTATGTGGGGATTTAGTGCCGCGGCAGCTGCTGCAGGTTCAGATCCTGGGTCAATTAAAACAGTTCAATTAGAAGAACTTGAAATTGCTAATTCCGGTGCTGAATTTAAAACAGACTAATATTTAATGGGGCATTTCTTTGCCCCATTACCTTTTTTCAGATAAATATCTAAGTTAGCCTTAAGGAATTTATGAATGGCCATAAACTTAGACCATCAACGTGACAAATTATCTACAACCAGTCAGCTTTTAACTTTAAATACTACTGGTGCCTTAATACTACCTTCTGGTACTACGGTCCAAGCAACTTCAACTATCGAAGGACAACTTCGATACGATACTGATAAAACTAAATTACAACAATATATTAATGGTGCTTGGAATTCGGTAAGTACGAAAGAAAAATTATTAGAATTAGATGATGTTACTTTAGTTACACCTAGCGGAGGATCGGAATATTTAAAATATAATGGCACTAAAGTAGAAAATATTACATTAACATTAAATGAGTTGAATGATGTTAATACAACATCAGGCCTTCAAAACGGAACTGTTTTAAAATATGACAGTTCGAATACATTTAAACCTTACGTATTAGAATTAAATGATTTATCAGACGTTTCTGTTGTAGGCACGCCTTCCCAAGGAAAAGTATTAGAAACAGATGTTAATGGTACATTTAAGTTATCGGATCCTTTTACAAATGCAACATTTGATGCAAGATTTAATTTAAAAGATACAAGCGATTTACAAGAAGGATCAAATTTATATTATACTGACGAACGAGTAGATGATAGAGTTGCAACTTTAATACAGACTGGGACTGGTTTTCAAACTATATATGATGATATACAAAATAAACTAACAGCAAGTGTTTCTCTAATTCCATTTTCAACTGATGATTTATCAGAAGGTGCTAATCAATATTTTACTCCTGGCAGAGCAGATGCAAGAATTGCGGCAGCATCGATTACTTTATTAGGAGATGTTAATACTGTCTCAAATACAGATGATGGAAAATTTTTAAAATACGATCATATAAATACAAAATTTGTTTGGTCTACTGTTCCGGCGGCATACACATCTACAAATTTTAACACAGATTTTAATGCAAAAGATTCTGATGATTTATCTGAAGGAACTACAAATTTATATTATACTCCTACAAGATTTAATAATGCATTTTCTAGCAAAAAACTTAACGAATTAAATGATGTTTCGGTACCTAGTACTCCTAGTGCTGGACAAATATTAAAATGGAATGTTGCCGGTTATTGGGAAGCAGGAACAGATACTGCATTAACAATAGGTACTGGTGCAGGTCAGGCATTAGCAGGTGATACGGTTTTATATACCTCAACTAGTTTTAATACTGATTTTAATGCTAAAACAACTGATAATTTATCTGAAGGAACATCTAACAAATATGCTTCTAATGTAAATGTTAGAACAAAGATGTCAGCATCTAATCCTATAATTTATAACACAACAACAGGTGTAATTGGTTGGGGTGGTGACACAGATGATGTGCCAGAAGGTACAACAAACAAATATTATAGTACAACTTTATTTACTACAGATTTTGGAAACAAAAGTACAGATGATTTAACAGAAGGATCAACTAACAAATATTATAGTAATACATTAGTTGATGCTAGAATTGCACTAACAGGTCTTACAGATTTAACAGATGTTGCGTCTGTTACTTCTGCAGACGATGCAAAAATATTAGCATATAATGATAGTACGTCAAGTTTTGAATTTATAGATCATTATGATACTAATAATTTTGATACTGATCTTGCAAACAGAACAACAAATAACTTAGTAGAAGGAAATAATAATTTATATTTTACATCTGCTCGTGCAGATGCTAGAATTGGTGCAGCAAATTTGGGAGATCTATATGATGTTAATACAACAGGAGCAATAGATGGACAAATATTGCGTTGGGCGTCAGGTACTAGTTCATGGATATTAAGTTCGGATGCAGGTTCAACTAGTGGTGGAAGCCAAGGTTATGGTTATATAAGAGGTTTAGAAGATGTAAACATAGGTTATCCAGGTTCATCGCAAGATGGGTTACATTTAGTATGGAATAATAATACTTCTAGATTTATTTTTGGTTCCGGAGTACAAGCTCAAGGCCCAACACAAATGGTTACGGTTGTAAATGATAAGTTAGCATTAAATGGTAATTCTCAACAAACTATAAGAATATACAAAGGATTTTTATATCATTTTATTCAAGAAGATACAAGCAATGTAGATAATCAAATATATATTTCTACATCAGCAACAGGAGGACCTACAACAACTCCAATGGTAGGAACAACTTCTGTTAATAATTCAACTTCAGTTTCTGGTTCAGGAACTGCATTTTCTACTGAAATTTTGGTAGGTGATTACTTGGTTCTTTCAGGAGGTGATAGAGCTAAAGTTACTCAAATAACAGATAATACTACATTACAAGTTAATAAGGCAATAGGAGATGGAACCTCACAAACATTATCTAAAATACCTAGCAATTTACCAGCAGTAGGAGAATATACAACTGGTGTATCGTCCTCAGGTACAGTAGGTTCTGGTAATACTAATACTGCATTTGATTTATTGTTTAATGTTCCTATGGATGCTCCTGTTACATTATACTATCATTCTAGAATAAATCCTAGTATTGGTGGTACATTAAATGTTGATATTGAAGGTGGTAATGCATATCAACAAATTACTGTGACTGATAATAGTAGTTCCGGAGGCACAGGTAGCTCAAGTGGAGCTCAATTAGTAGCGGCAAGCTCTGCAGATACATTAACATTTATTGCAGGCGATAACGTGTCTATTGTTAATAGTCAAAGTACAGGTGGAGATGACCAAATAACGATAAGTTCAACAGGTGCTACAGGTACAACATCTACATTAGGAACACCGGCCGATACTACATTTCATGATGGTGCATTTTTACAAAAAAATCAAACATATAGTTCAGGTACTCCGTTGTCAGGATTTGATACTGCCGGTACTGTAACAGAGGCATTTGATGCAGTAAATGAAGTAATGCTTAATGTTAGAAACGAAACATATGTAAGACATGCAGATTTTACTGCAACACCATTAACAGGTAATGCTCCTTTGGACGTTACATTTACAACAACAAGTCAATATAATGCAAATCAGTATATATGGAATTTTGGTGATGGAAATACTGTTACAACTACTACACCTACAACAACTCATACATATTCTGTTGCAGATCAAGGTAATTCGCCTTTTACTGTAGAATTAGAAGCAAAATGCACAACTGCTTTATCTTCAGGTAGTGAAGGAAGTTTTGCTAAATTTAAACGAACTGATTATGTTGTAGTTTATGCTCCGACACCAATACCTAGTTTTTATGCAAGTGATACAACTATAGATTCTGGATCATCGACTAGATATTATGTGCAGAATACACAATATGCAAGCACATGGATGATGGATTTTGGTAATGGAAGTGTTTATCCTACAGGAGCAAATGCAACTGATCCTACAGGTAGTTCTAATACTGCATGGGCAAACATAAGTTCAGTTACATATATAGATCATACATATACAGTATCATCGGATACTAGATTCACACCTATATTATACGTATATGGGCCCGCTGCTGGTCCTACTGGTCAAGGCGAGATAGTTAACCAAACAAGAAGCAATTATATGAATGTATATGTTGCTCCTTCATTAACTTTTAATTCAACTACAACTACAGGTACAAGTGATGAAGCAAGTGATAATGTTGTAGCAGGATATGATAATAAAGAAGGATGGAGAGTAGTATTTACACCAACTGTACCTAATATGGGGACATGGGGACATGCTTCTTATGAATATGATTGGGGAGATATTAAAACAACTGTAACTGGTATAACTTTAGCAACTGCCGAAGTACAAAATAATGTATGGGTAGTATTAACACCTTCTACAATAACAGTAGCAGATGGTTCTATTTTTAGTAATGGAGATCAAATACTATTTAGAGACGTTGCAGGAACTACACAAATAAATGGTAGAAAAATTTATGTAGGTGTTAGTGGTAACACATTAACATTATATAATCAATCAGGATTAACATCATATTATAACAATAGTACATGGAGTGCATATACTAGTGGTGGTACTGCAACCTCATCTTTTTATCAAATAACTGATTATGGTTCAGGATCAGCAGGTACTCCGAGTCAACCAGTAGAACATTTTTATAAACATACAACAAATACAGGTGTAGACGAAACTTATACATGTAAATTATCTGTTGATAACGGACATACATCTGCACCAGTGTCAGATACAATAACAATAACAGTAAAAGCAGATCCTAGAGCAGATTTTACAGGTGTTACTGTAAATGATTCGACTGGACACTCAAATTACAGTTCCCAACAAATAGGGTTTGAATTTATAGGTTATGATGCTAATGATTATAGTCTATTTACTTTTGCAAATGCAAGTGTAAATGCAAATACATATGCATGGGATTTAGATGGCGGTACAACAACTGCAACAACAACAAATGTAACAAATCATAATTATGCTGCAGGGACATATACAGTAGAACTCGAAGCAAGTGGTCCTAATTCAAAAACTACAGGTAGTGTACCAGGGCGAGCTTCGTCTTTTGTTGATGATACAGAAATTAAAACTAATTACATAGAAATCAAAGTGGCGCCAACAGCGCCTGCAAACATGACAGGGAAAACTATGAGTATTTCGTCTGTTGGAACTTCACCGAAAATTTGTTCCGACACATCAAATAATACAAGTACGTCGTTAACTGCCGGAGCAGATACAGTTAGAGTAACAAATTCGACAGTACAGTTAGGCGAACTAAGTGATTATGTTAATAAAATAGCATCAAATGGAACAACAACTGCAACATTAATTGCAAATATAAACGGAGCAGGAGATGGAACTATTCAATTAAATGCAACAGATCAATCTAATGCAACTAACGGTTCGTTAACTGTAACTGCTGATGTAGATGCTAATACATTAACAGTACACCAACCAACTATACCTGCAAATTTTTATAAAGTAATAAAAGCACAGATAGAAAAAACAAGCACACCAGCAGGATATAACGAATTTAAAATTACACACTCAGATGGTTCAGAATCTGATACAACTAATTTTGTTAGAGATCCTGTAACAGATGCTCCAACAATAGCAGGCACTTGGACAGTATCCCAAGTCAGTGCAGGTACATTAAGAACAATGTCTTCTATACCATTTTATCAATCTAGTGCTATTATTAAAGTAAATGGTATAACTGTAAGTAATTTTACTGGTGAAGCATATCGAAATAATGGAGAAGTAAAAATAGAAGATGTTAATTATGGTAATGGTATTTCGGATGATATGTTTTCTCAAAAAACATATTCATATACTGATGTAGGATTAACTAATCCACCTCCAAAAAATGTAGGAGTAAGTTCTCCGCATACATTAAGTGATCTTAACATTAATATGACAGGAGGTAGCACTTTAGGTACAGGATATTTTAGAGTATTTGCACAAAATTGTAATGGTAATGGATCTAAAGTTAATAGCACACAACCAATTCATTTTTGGCACGATACACCAACATTAGATGAGACTGCAATACCAAATAATATGTCTTCGTTAGGATCAGCAGTATCAGGAGCTGCAAACGGAAAACGAATAGATTATAGTTGGCCTACTAACACAGATACACCTGACTATTCAAGTAATGCTAGTTCGGATTTTTATGCTACATATGCATGGAGTTCATTGTCAACTGTTATTAACAGGGCAGAAGCAGTATGTTATCTTAATGAAATTAAACATATGTTAGATGATTTTAGTGGATATCTTCCTGTAGGTCCTAATTTAAGCACAGGCAGGAGTAATAGCACACAATATTTTACATTCGCATTTAAACGTGATGCTATTGCTAAATTTCAAATTAAATTATCAGGAGAAGTTACTTCATTGTTTATAGCAATACCTGGGTATACAACAGATAGTACTAGCACACTAAATGGCTGGCTTGATTGCAGTACAAATTTTGGCGGAGCAGGTTTTCCAGGTGCTGATTTAAATGCAGGTGGTAACGGATCGAACGGGGTTAGAAACCTAGGTGGTGTTACAGAACAAGGCACATTTGCAATTAATACAAATGCAAACAACCAAACATGTAATGTTCAATTAGGAACAGCAAATACCGGCAGTTCAACATATAAAGTTGTGCTAGTAAGGTTCGGAATTGCGGTAAATAAGAATGTAACTGCCCTTTCCATAGAGGATTATTGAGGAGTAATGTAAATGGCCATTTCGCAAACGGTCTTAACCAATAGACTAGACAAAAAAGTAAACTACGGCAAAGCTCGGACGGCTTTTGATGCACAAAAAGGTCCGATTAACGAGGCAATAGCATCGCCTTTATCGCAAAGTACTCATCAACTATGGGTACAATCTGAACAAATACCTGCTCTAGCACCGACAACAACTACGAGCATTGTTCAAGTATATCAATATGCTGCCTCAGGAACCTCAGGTATCATTGAGATGACAAAGGATCCTACTGTATCTAGTGGTAGAGCTTATCTAGCATGTGGTACAAATAGCGATGTATCTACTTTATTAGGAGGATGGATTCCGACAACATTTGGTGCGACATATGATGCGAAATTCTATATTGGTGCGGCAGGAAATCATGGCAATACAAATTGGTCAGGCTTAGGGTTTACTCAAATTTTTCCTGCTACAAGTGGCGAAGAATGGTATTTTGATTATGATTCGGGTGTATTTGCATTTGCTGGTGATAACATACCTTCAGGGCTTTCAGGTAATGCATTATACATGACAAAAGGTTTTAAGTATGCTGGAACAGTTGGTCTATCAAATTTTGTTAATCCAAATTCAGTTTCTACGTTAGTAGTAAAAGAAATAAATGATCCTAGTGCTAATGTTAGTGTTACAGGTGTAGATGAAATTCATTTTGATGTTGATAGTGGTTTTGCTTTAACTGATTTAGGTAGTAATAAAATTAAAATTGCTATGGAAAGTACGTTCAAACATTGGAACGTATCAGGGCAAGATAAACTTACCGCAACAGCAGTAGATGAAATAACTATTGCAGAAGGTGACGGAATAACATTAACAACAACTGCTCCACCTTCTAGTACACAAACTTATTATGTAAAATTTAGTGGAGGCAAGTATATTTTTGAAGATGCAACCGGAATAGTTGGTGCAGGTACTGCTATTACATCTTTTAATTTTGTCGCTTCTGGTACTTATATATTTGATTTAAGTAATACAACATTAGCAAGCAGTCAGTTTGAATTTTCAATTACTGCTGATGGAACACACAATTCAGGTACAATTTATACTACTGGTGTTAGTTATGGTGAGTCAAGTGGATCAAGAATAGCAGACGGAACCGCTGGGGCATTTTTACAAATAAAAGGAAAGAACGATACTCCTGCAACTTTATACGATTTTAACGCAGATTCAGGAGGCACGGGAGATGGGTCAACCGCTACGTTTTCTGCACAACAAAAAACATTAACAATTAAAAACTCATTAGTTGATAGTTCAGGTAATGTTACTGTTACAGGTAACTTAGTAGTGCATGGTGCAACTACTACAGTTAACTCAACAACTACTACATTAGACGATCCTGTTATTACATTAGGAGGTGACGACACTTATATTTTAGTAGATGATAATAAAGATAGAGGTGTTGAATTTAAATGGAATGATGGGTCTGCAGATATTGTTGCAACTGCTATTGTTCAAAATACTGAATATATTATTAAAACTACAGGTACCACAGATTGGACAACTTTAGGTGCCGCCGACAGTGAACCAGGAACAAAATTTACAGCGTCAGTAGCCGGAGTACCAAGCCAAGGAACAGGTACTGCTATTTTATCAACTGCCGCTAATGTAGGCTTTTTTGGTTTAGATGATAGTTCAGGAAAATTTACATTTATACCTGATGGAACAAATTTGTCAGAAGTATATTCTGGAGACGTCGGCACATTTGATTTAAGCGAAACACCTTTAGATGAAATAAAAGATGTTAATGTAGGTTCACCAGGTACAAGCGAAGATGGTAAAGTAGTAACTTGGGATAATAGCTCAAGTAAATTTGTACTAGCAACTCCTGGACAATCAGGTTTAACATTAGGAGCCCCTACAGATACTACATTTCAAGATGGTGCGTATGGACAAAAAAATGCGGTTGTTTCGGGTGGTACATATTTAACAGGATTAGAAACAACAGGAACAGTAGCAGATGCATTAGATGCAGTTAATGAAACTATAAAGAATATAAAATTAAGCAAATATGTTCAAGGATCTACGTTTACTGTAAGTCCTGCCGCTGGAGGCGCTTCGCCGGCAGCACCATTATCTGTTACATTTACTATTGCAGATGAACATGATGCAACTCATGCAGATTGGGAATTTAAAAATACAGATACCGGTACTACAATAAATGTAAATGATTCACAAAGCACAATATCTAATGGTTCTATTACTCAGCAATTTACCGAAATTGCTGGTGGTAGTGTTGATGTTACAATGACATTAAAATGTGCTGCAGGAGCAACTTCAGGTATGACTGAAGGTAGTTATGTAACTTATAAAAAAGTAGGTGGATTAACTCTATGGACACCTGATCCAGAACCTTCTTGGACAACAACAAGCGGAGATACGGTTGTTGATTTAGATAGTGCTTCTGCATCTGATAGGCAAATAGAGTTTGATACTTCGACATCTTTATATACAAAATGGTGGATGATTGAATTCGGTGATGGGACTAAGTATCCTACTGCTGCAGATCCAACAGAAACAGATAATGATATTGTTTCAGGAGTTAGTGGTAGTGCAGCCTGGGTTAGTTGGGATACAACAAAAACTCATATACATGATTATAATGCTTCTAGTACATATACTTCTGATACTAGATTTTCACCAAAAGTATATTGCAGAAGTTTAACCGCTAGAGGATTAGTTGGTCATACTGTGGCTTTAGAAAAAGCAAATCATATTAAAGGTTATGTGACACCTGCGCCTACATTTACAGTTCAAGGTGTAACCTCAGGTAATAACGATAGGGCAGGTGATGTAAATGCTAATACTGATACAAATTCAGAAGAAGGGCATCCAGTTAAATTTACAAATACTACACCTAATCTTGGTACATGGGGCGATACACAATATACATGGACTTGGGGAACCGGCCAAGGGACTACTTCGATGTCTGGAGGTTCAGGTGCCGCAGGTGATGTGTCACAACAAATAGAAAAATATTTTGATCTTGCAACAAATGGAACGGAAGAAACATTTAATGTTACCTTAACGGCAGCAAATCAAAGATCAGCAAATAACTCAACAACTACTGGAGCAACTGTTATTACAACAAAAACTGATCCAAGAGCTAATTTTACAGCGGCTTTTAAAAATCAAAACACATCTGCTAATGGTAGTCCAAGTTATGTTAATCCATTAATAGGATTTGATTTTACAAAATATGATCCTTCTGCAGGAGGTCAGGATAGTAATGGTCCTTCTAAAGTAATTGATTTTACAAATACATCAACTGGTGTTACAATAGATAGTAATAGTAATTTAACAACTGTAAATTATACATATGATTTTGATGATAGTTCTGCTACTTCTTCGTCAGCAAACCCTACGCATACATATGAAAATGCCACAGGCAGTGATATACAACGATCTCCTAGTTTAATTGCCGCAACTGATAATAGTTACGGCGGCGGAGCAACTAGTACAACGGACTCTGTTAAAACTAGAACTAATTATGTAACAATTAAACCGGCGCCAAGTGCTCCGGCGGGACTAACAGGTTATACTATTAATATACCTTCAAGTTACCATCAAGGAACAAGTCCAAAAATTTGTGCTAATACAACAGATAATACTGTAGGTAGTTCGGCTCCGACAGGTGGAACAGATGTTGTAAGAGTAGAAACACAAACAATTATTACAGAAGAACAATCAGGTTGGGCAAATGAATTTGCATCAAATGGCACATATACTGGAACATTAACTGCTCATGTAAACGAATCTGTTGCAGATAATGGACAAGTAGAGTTTACTGGAGCAAATAAGGTTGCTAGATATGATGATGCAGGTTCTGTAGATGCTAATGGTTTATTAGAAGTTACACAAGAGCAAGATGCTAATGCATTTGATTCTGACACATATCCTGATAATTTTTATAAGCAATATAAATCAAAAGTTCATGTTACAAGTGCTTTAATAAGTGCAGGATATAATACAATACAATTAAAACATACCGATACTACTACAAGTGATAAAGTAGGTTTTGTGTATGATGACATGCAAGATAATCCTGCTATTGCTGCATTTGGTACTGTAGCCGAAGGAACTGGAACATACAGAGTTATGTCAGGTGTTAAGTTTTATAACACAGGAGCAACATTAACCATAACAGGTTTACAAATTTCTAAATTAACAGGTAGAACTTATAGGAATACCACAACTCCGCTAACAGTAGCACCTGATGCAGGAACAGCTATTGCATCCCAAACATATTCATATGTTGATTTAGGATTAAATGCAGTTCCTGATCAAAATGTAGGTGTAAGTTCTGCATTAACATCAGCAATATTAACTGTTAATCTAAATGGTTCAGGCAAAGGAACGACAGGAACTATAAAATCATCTGCTATAAATGTAAATGGTAGTAGTACTGAGGTGTCCGATACAACAAATTTAATGTATTGGTTTTCTAGTCCATCATTAGATGAAAATGCTATTCCTCTTAATATTACAATGGGCGGAGCAGTAAGTGGAGCAACTGTATGTAAACGTGTAAAATATGCATGGCCTACAACAAATGCAGCAACTCCAGATTATTCAGGTAATGCAAGTAGTGATTTTTATACTGCATATCCGTGGAATAGTACAACAGATACATTAATGAATACATATGAAGCGGGATGTTTTTTAGATGCTATACAACATACTATAACAGATTATTCAACAGGATTTTTACCTGCCGGAGATAATTTAAGTACAGGAACAGATAGAAATTCTTCTACTACACAATATTTTACTTTTGCATTTAAACGAACAGGTTTAGCAAAAATGGGTATTAAAATATCAGGGGAAGTAACATCATTATATATTGCTATACCTGGATATGATACTGATAACACAAGTTCAGTAAACGGATGGTTAGATTGTAGTACAAACTTTGGTGGAAGTGGCTTCCCGGGTGCAGATACAGGTGCAGGTGGTAATGGATCCGATGGTGTGCGTAGATTAGGCGGAGCAAGCGATCAAGGATCTTTTGCAGTTAATACCGCATTAACAGATGCATATGCTAATTTAGATTTAGGTACTGCAAATACAGGATCTGCTCCTAACCCAACTGTTCTTGTAAGGTTCGGTATAGCAAGCGGAAAATCAGTAACTGCTGTGTCTATTGAAGATTGGGGATGATAATTAATGCCCACATATACATTAAATGATGTAATAACCAATAGAATTGACAAAAAAGTCAACTATGGTAAAGCAAGAACTAATTTTGATGTTGAAAAAGGACCTAATAACGAAGCCATTGTTAGCCCCATTCCGAATCCTAGTCATAACTTATGGGTAGATAGTCATCAAATTGGTACAGTAGCAAATACAACAAATGATGCGTATGTCTATGTATACAAATATAATACAAGTGCAGGTAATCCTAATACAAATCCAAGTCCAGATATAGGCCATGTTCAAGGTGTTATAGAACTTACACGAGATCCGACAGTAGTAAATCAACGAACACATCTTACATGTTCAACTGTCGGTACAGATAGTACACGAATAGGCGATTGGCTCAGGGCAACATATGGAGCAACATATCTACCTAAATTTGCAATAGCTCCTTCAGGAAAAGGTAATGGTAATTATGATTTATCTATCTTTTCAGGATACAGGGAAATATATCCTCAAACAACCAACGAAGAATATTATTTTGATTATGAATCGGGTGTATTTTCTTTCATGGGAAATCCTAATGGCGATCCTCCCTCTGATATTTTATCTAAAACAGGAGGTACATATGATTATTCTGTATATTTAATACAAGGTTTTAGGTATCACGGAACTGTAGGTTTACAAAATTATAACCCTGGTGGAGGTGGAAATGCATGGACATTAGCAGTAAAGGAAATTAACGATCCTAGTTCTAATGTTTCAATGGCTGATGTTACAGAAATTCAATTTGATGTAGATAGTGGTTTTGCTCTTACAGACATGGGCAATAAAAAGATTAAAGTTGCTATGGAAAGCACCTTTAAACATTGGAATGTAGATGGCCAAGATGTATTAACTGCTAATGCAGTAGACCAAATTAGAATAGAGCAAGGGAACGGAATAACCCTAACTACTAAAGCACCCCCTTCAGGTACTGCAACTTTTACAGTTACAGTCGCAAATGGTGTATATTATATAGATACAGGTAGCGGAGCAGTTCAACAACCGTCTTTAGAATTAGTTGCTGGCGGTACATATAAATTTGATGTTAAGGATAGCTCAAATAGTGGTCATGAATTCTTTTTATCTACTTTTGTAGATGGTCGCAATAGCGGCAATATTGCTGAATGGTCAAATGCTGATTATACAAAAGGATCAGGAGCAGACGGCGACGGTTCTGCTAATGCATGGGTCCAGGTAGTAATTGACAATGACACACCAAATTTATATTATGCATGTAAAACTAGTGCCCATACTAATATGGGTGGTAGTGCTAGTGCTATTAAGAAAACTTTAAAAATAGATAACCCATTAGTTGATAGTAGTGGTAATGTGACAGTTAGTGGTAATCTAACTGTTAACGGAACAACCACAACAATTAATAGCACAACATTAGAAGTAGATGATAAATTAATAGAATTAGGTACTGTAACTAACCCAGATGATACCACTGCAACAGGCGGAGGTATTTCTCTTAAAGGTGCAACTGACAAAACTATATCTTGGGCAAATGACGATTGGGATTTTTCAGAAAATATAGATATTGCAAACGGTAAAGTTTATAAAATTAATGGAGTAGATGTTTCGACCGGTTGGTCTAATACAAAAACAACTGTAGATAATGCAACAAATTTGGCAACTAATAGTACATTAGTACAACGATCTTCGACAGGTGCTATTTCAGTATCTGAAATAGTAACTCCTTTAATTACTTCTGGTACAAATACAACTATTAATATAAACCCAAATGGTACAGGCAAAGTTCAAATAAAAGGTGCATACACATTACCTTCAACTGTAGGCACATCAGGCCAAGTTATTAAAGTACCTTCATCTGGTACTGATTTGGTATTTGATGGTCTAAGTTTAGGCGAACTGTCTGATGTAGATTTATCTACTTCACCTACTGACGGTCAGTCGCTTGTGTATAGTAACAGTACAGGTGGGTGGGTTGCATCTACTGTTTCAGGAGGTACCGGAGGAAGTGGAGGTATAGCATTAACTGATCTGTCTGTTACAAATGCTCAAGAATCTGCGGTATCAACTTTAACTTATAATAATAATACAGGTGTCTTCACTTATACACCGTTAGCAGAACAAGATCCTGTTTTTACAGGAAGTGTAGCATATAACATTACTAATACGTTTATTAATAATTGGAATACTGCCCATAGTTGGGGCGACCATGGGACTGAAGGATATCTTAAAACTTATTCTGAAACTGATCCTATATTTACTTCTCATGTAACATCAAGTATAACTTCACAACAAATTACAAATTGGAACACAGCATATGGTTGGGCAAATCATGCAGTTCAAAATTATTTTGATATAGATGTTCATACTATAGGTAATTTGACAGATTTTGATACTTCAGCGATGAATTTAGCAACTAACGGTTATATGTTAGAATGGAATTCAGGAGATCAAAAATGGAAACCTGTACTTAAAACAATACCAGTTGGGTTAGATGATCTTCAAGATGTAGATTTAACAAGTAATACACCTATTAATAATCAAGTATTAAAATATAATGGTAATAAATGGATACCTTTTACAGACACTGGTTCAAATACAATAGCAGGATTATCAGATACTGATGTATCAAACGTAACAAATGGTAAAATTTTAAAATATTTAAATGGTACCTGGATTATTGATGATCCGCCTCAGACCGGTGCAACTACTTTTACAGGGTTAGATGATACACCATCTAACGCTGATATGTATAATAGTGCTAATGCTTTTTTAAAAGTTAAAAGTGACGGAACAAGTATTGTTTTTACCACTGCTGCATATTTAGAAGATATTACAAACGAAAGATTAGCAGATCTGTATGATGTGACACCTATAACATCAGGTAATAATAATGATGTATTATATTATGATGGAAATTCGGGGTCGTTTAAATGGAGAGATTTCACTTTTACTACATTATTAGATACAGATATTCCTGTACAAAATGATGATGGGAAAGTAGTTTATTATAATCATTCGACTGCTACATTTAAATATAAAGATTATAGTTTAACATTTTTAGAAGATGTTGATGCTACCACACAATTAGATGATAAAAAAGTTTTATATTATAACAATTCGTCGGGTACATATAAATGGAAAGATTTAAAAGTATCAGAAATATCAGATATAGATCCTGTTTATCAAGGAGACGATCGCAGATTTTTACAATATGATTTTACAAATAGCAAATTTAAATGGGCCGATCCTCCAAAAGTAGAAGTAAAAAACGAAGGTACAACATTAACATATAATACATCTTCGTTGGATTTTATTGGGCCCGGAGTTAATGCAGTAGCTACAGGTGATAACATAGAAGTTACTATACCGGGTAACCCGACATTTCAAGGACAAACAGACACACCACCGACATACGCAGGTAATGCTGGAAGAATGGTTGTTGTTAACACAGGTGAAACAGGATTACAATATGAACCTGTTCCGGATTCTGTTACTACTTTTTTAGGATTAAATGATACTCCTGGTTCTTTTGTTGGATCAGCAGATAAATTAGTATCAGTTAATAGTGCAGGTAATCAATTAGTATTTCTTCCTAACCAATTTAAAAACCAAACAGATACTCCAGGTTCTTATTCAGGACAAGGTGGGAAATATTTAGCAGTAAAATCTACACAGGATGCTATAGAATTTGTTAATCCTCCTGCCCAAATCGATACATTTTCTGCATTAACAGATACGCCAGGTATATCTACATTAAGTGCCGGAAAATATTTAAAAGTTAATGTAGGAGGAACCGGATTAGAATTTATTGATGCTCCAACAGATAACACAACCTTTTCAGGATTAACAGACGGACCCGGAACATTATCAGGATACGCAGGAAAATATTTAAAAGTTAATACAGGCGGTACTGCATTAGAATGGACAGACGCTCCAGGCAGTACATTTTTAAGTTTAGGTGATACTCCTGCTTCTTATGCAGGATCTACAGGTTATTTTTTAACAGTTTCTGCAAATCAAACTATTGCATTTAGTTCTCCTTCAAATTTGAATATGGTTGAAGCATCTAATTTAACAAATTATACCTCAGGTTCTGTTTCAACTGACAATGTTCAAGAAGGAAATACAAATAAATATTATACAGATGCAAGAGTTGATACTAAATTAGACACTTCTAATTTAAGTGCAGTCGGAGATGTAGCGTATACAAATGCACCTGCTCTTAATGATGTTTTAATATATAATGATTCAAATAGCAAATGGGAACCTGGTACAGCTCCTGGGTCACAAGGAGAAGCAAATACAGGTAGTAATCAAGGCACAGGAACAGGAGAAATTTTTAAAACAAAAACAGGAGTAGATTTAGAATTTAGAAATATATCAGCCGGCGCAGGAATATCTATAAGTCAAGTAGGAGATAATATACAAATTATTAATACTTCTGTAGGTGGTGCTAGTGGTAGTTTTATAGAAGAAGATGACGCAATAGCCTTTGCTATTGCTTTTAGTTAACGGATAAATTATGGCAAGTGCATTTAAAAACGCAGCTCATACAATTAGTGTAGCAAATACAGATGAAACTATGTATACGGCTAATCAAGCAAATCAGATAGCGGCTATTATTCATGGTTTATATATAGCAAATAAACACGCGACATCTAATTTGCAAATAACAATAAAGGTGTATGATAATAGCGGTACAGCAGATATGACTATATTGTCAAAAGTACCAATACCACCAAATACAACATTAAGTTTAGATAGACCTATTAACTTAGAAGCAAATGATCAACTTAGAGTAGCATCTACACATACAGATTGTGAAATATTTGCAAGTATACTGGAGAGAACATAATGGGTGTTTATTACGGTCAACGATATGAAGCGGTATTAGCCGCAGTTGATTATGATGATATACAAAATATACCTAATTTTCAACATGAAACTGTGACCGGACCAGGTACTTCGTTTACTCTAACAACAGGAGCACCTAAAGATGTTGCAGCCTTAGATGTTAGTATAGATGGTGTAACACAAAAACCAGGAGTTGATTATAGTGTAACAAATTTAGCTAATGGAACCCAGATTGCATTCAGTTCAACACTAGAAGAAGACGAAACAGCTCTTATAGTGTATAGAGCAATACCTGGTGCAAGTCAAACATTGGCGTATACAGAACAATTTACTGCTGTAATTGATGATTCTACCCCTGTTTTAGGAGGAGACTTAAATGTTAATACTCATGGTATTAAATCGGCTCCTTCGTCTAATTTAAAATTAACACCCGGCTCAGGCGGTAAAGTACAAATTAGTGATATTTCATATCCTAGTGCTGACGGTACATCAGGCCAATTTTTAATGACTGACGGAAGCGGTACATTAACATGGCAAACACCTCCAGGAGCTGTCGGAGGAGAAGCAAATACTGCAAGTAATGCTGGTACCAATACAGATGGTATAGGTGTGTTTAAAGCAAAAAGTAATGTTAATTTAGAATTTAAAAGATTAATAGCAGGCGATGGTATTGTTATTACAAGTGAAGAAAATTTAATAAGAATAAAAACACCTGATTATACACTTAATAAAGAAGATAGAGGATTATTGCCAACAGATAATGGTAATTTACAACTATCAACATCTAGTTCTGATTTTGGATTTATATCTGATGATGTCGGTGTTAATATAGATCCTGTAATAACTTCAGGATTAAATGCACCGACAGTATTAACTAATACAGGACATGATACTAGATTGTTTATTGCTGAACAAGGAGGCAAAATTAAAGTATACAAGGGTGCGGTACTTTTGTCAACCCCATTTTTAGATTTATCGTCTAAAATACAAACATTAACAAGTTCATATGATGAACGAGGTTTACTAGGGTTAGCATTTCATCCTAACTTTAATTCTAATGGTTGGGTTTTTGTTTATTATTCTGCACCTAAATCAGGAGCAGGAATAGATCATGAAAGTATTATAGCAAAATATACAGTAGCAGATCCAGCAAATGACGATGTATCGGGTACTACAGAAGATATTATAATGCGATTCGATCAACCATTTTCGACACATAATGGCGGAGCTCTAGCGTTTGGAACAGATGGTTATTTGTATATAGGTACAGGTGATGGAGGCAATGGTCAGGCAACTGCACAAGCAAATGGACAAAGTAAAACTAGTTTATTAGGAAAAATTTTAAGAATAAACATTGATCAAGGTTCTTCAGAATATGGATTGTATTCAATACCTACTGATAATCCATATAAAGATCATTCAACAAATAAAGAAGAAATTTTTGCTAGAGGATTTAGAAATCCTTATAAAATAAGTATAGACCAAACAACAAATAAAGTATGGGTAGGAGATGTAGGGCAAAGTAATAAAGAAAGTATTAAAATTGTAGGTAAAGGAGAAAACCATGGGTGGAGTGTTAAAGAAGGTACAAATGTATATGATTTAAATCATGGTATTTCTGTTGCTACTGCTGAAGGAACTGATGTGCAGACATTTATGAATGGAATGATATCTCCTGCGGCAGAATATGATCATACCCAAGGATTATCTATTATAGGCGGAAATATTTATAGGGGATCTACTTGTACAGAATTAATCGGAAAATATGTTTTTGCAGATTGGAGTAAGGATTGGAGTGATGCATCGGGTGTTATATATTATTTAAAAGAACCGCTAACAGGAGTATACTCGATAGCTCAATTAAATCCTATTGCAATTAGTTTATCTGAATTTATTATAGGATTTGGAGAAGATATTAATAAAGAATTATATGTCATAACAAGAACTGGTTATGGTTCAAATGACACAGGCAAAGTTTATAAATTTTTAGGACAAACAGTAGTTTGAGGAAATAAAATGAGTACAGAAGTTAAATTTAGAAGAGGCAGTACAGTCCAACACGCAACATTTACCGGAGCTCAAGGTGAAGTAACTGTAGATACTGATCTTAATACAATACGAATACATGATGGTGCTACTGTAGGTGGTCATAGAGTGTTATTACATAGTGAATTTGTTGGTACAGGAACAGGTACTGTTACACAAATAGATACAGGAACTGGATTAACAGGTGGACCTATTACTGCTTCAGGATCAATAGCATTAACTATTGATACCCAAAACACATTAACAAATGCTCAAACTGCATACAGTTGGGGTAATCATGCATCATTTAATTATTTAACAAGTATAACAGCCCAAACATTAACTAATTTAAATGATGTTACTATAGGTGCCACTGATGGTCAAATACTTCATTGGGTTTCAAGTGCAAGCCAATGGCAACCAGTAGATAAGCCTGCTGGAAGCAGCGGCGGATCAGGTGTTTCAGAATTTACATTATTAACTGATACTCCTAGTACATTTACCGGTCAACAACATAAATTTTTAAGAGTTAATACTGCCGAAGGAGCATTAGAATTTGTTGAAAACACAGGTGAAGAAAATTTAGGATCAAATAGAGGCGCAGGCGAAGGCCAAGTTTTTTATGCTAAAGACAGTACTACTAATGCTTTACAATTTAGAAGTATTTTAGGAGGCACTAACATAACCGTTTCTCAAACAAATGATGAAATAACTATAGATGCTGCGGCTATTGCTTATACCGCAGGTACAGGATTAGATTTATCAAATAATGTATTTTCTTTAGAATCTGGTTATGTAAAAAATACAGGTGATTTTACATTAGCAGGAGATTTAACATTTGCCGGAAGTTTGATATTTCAAAATACATTACAATTTGGTAATACTATTACTATTAATCAACCTGGTACTACAGATAAAGAAATATTTTTAAGGGGCAAATTAGCAGATGCAACAGATGATTTTTTAGAATTATCTAATGCTTCGACATCTACATCATCTTTAGCTCCTGCACTACGGGGAGGAGTAGAATCTAATTCAGCAATATCTCCTATTAATATTATATCAGAAGTAGCTGTTGCTAAAGATACAGGTACTACTTCTATGATGGAATTTACTGTCAGACGAGGTAGTGATGTTACAGATTATGCATATGGGACACCTGCAGCAGTAATAAATAGACCCTTATTTACTTTTACTAATCAAGGTAATACAAGATTTAAAATTACAGCTACAGAATCAGAATTTCTAGGGGATCTAACTGTTGGTGGTAATTTAATAGTACCTCATAATGTTTTATTTAAAAATAGTTTTAGTTTAAAAAGTGGTTTAGAAAGTGCTATACCTGCTGGTACATATCCGGGTTGTGTTGGTGTAGCAAACAACGAATTATATTTTTCTGCAACAAGTAATAGTGGAGAATGGTTACGGGTAGCAAAATCAACAGAAGTGCCTACAGGTGTATTTTATAAAGTTACTGCTGATACAGGTGGATCTAAAACTGCTACAGATGTAACAGAAGAACTTATATTTGCCGGAGGCACAAATGTTGATACTATTTTAGATGCAAGCACAAATACAATTACAATTAATTCTACCGGTAGCGGATCAGGCAGCGGAACTACCCAAGATTTATGGAAAACTATAACTTCGGATGCAGGATCAGCTATTGCTAACAGTTCCGAAGATGCATTATCAATATTAGGCGGAACAGGTATTACAACTTCGATATCTGCAGATGTGTTAACTATTTCTCAAGATGCTTCAAATTTGTTTAAAACAATTTCAGTGTCAGGTCAACCTAGTATAATAGCAAGTGGTGTAGAAGATACAGTAACATTTGTTGCTGGAGATAATGTTATAATAGCAACAGATTCGTCTGCAAAAACTGTTACAATTAATTCTACTGCATCCGGGGGTGGAGGGTCGTCTACAAATGCATTTGGTACTATTAGTGTATCTGGTTTTGCTGATGTTGTAGCAGATCAAGCACCTGATGTTTTAACTTTTGTTGCAGGAACTGGTATTAATATATCTTCAGATTCTTCAGCAGACGAAATAACTATTACAAACTCTGCAAATGCTAGTACTGCATTTACAACAATAGCAGTTTCAGGCGAAACTAATGTTGTAGCAGATACACCTACAGATACATTAACTTTTGAAGCAGGGTCAAATGTAACATTAACAACAGATGCTACAAACGATAAAGTAATAATTTCTGCGTCAGCAACAAGCCAAGATACATATAAAAATATTGCAGTAGCAGGACAAGGTACTATATCTGCAAGTGATCCTGCAGATACATTAACTATGGTTGCTGGTACTGGTATAACTCTAGTTACTAGTACTATCAATGACAGTATAACAATTACTAATTCTTTACCCGATACTAGTGATATACAATACAATTCTAAGTCATTTGCGGCAAGAACATTTAAAGTAACAACTCCTACATATGATTATGTGATAGAAGATATAACATTAGATACAACTACTATGAAAAAAATAGATGGAGTAACCGCAGCGGTAAGTCCAACAATTTATTTAATGTCTGGACATACATATTGTTTTGATTTAGATTGTAGTGGCCATCCATTTAGAATTAAAACATCAACCGGAGAAGGAGTAACTGGTGCAACAAATGATTATAATACAGGATTGCGATTTTGGAATTCAACGTCTCAACAATGGTTTACGGAAGCGAATGCCCAAGGGCAAGTAGATAATTTAGTATTTTGGACAGTACCACAAACTATTTCGGGTGATTACGTTTACCAATGTGGTGCCCATTCTAATATGAATGGTGTTATAAAAATAGTAGATATTACTGCATTATTTCCGTTTGGTGCTGCTTCGGCTAGTGCGGCTGGTACTGCTGGATTAGTTCCTGCACCTGCAGCAGGAGACGAACTGAAAGTGCTTCAAGGTGATGCCCAATGGGGAACAAATTAATAAGGAATTTATGAATGAGCAGAACATATGTTTCAGGAAAAACAATAAAAATAGATCCAGTTATTCGTGGAACAGAAGGATTGACAGTTCCTACTGGTACAACTGCCCAACGACCTTCTAGTCCAGCAGAAGGTATTATACGATATAATACTAATACTGGTAAATTTGAAGGATATTCTAAAAACCCCAATGATTTAACTAATTCTATTTGGACATCTATTGGTGGCGGTAATATTCTCGATTTAGGAGATGTTAACGAAACAGGTTTAGTAGACGGTGATGTTCTTAAGTATGAACATTCTACTGGCACGTTCATCCCTGCTAAAGGCGGATTTGAAACTATAACAGTTTCAGGACAGTCTAATTTAAATGTTCCTCCCTCAGGAGAAGTTGAATTTATTGCTGGTTCGGGTATACAACTTACAACTGATGCCTCAACGGGTAAACTTACATTAGCAACTACGACTCAAGCAAATTTATCTGTAGATACTTTTTCTGCTGATGGTTCAACTTCAGAATTTACATTAACTAGAGTCCCCCCGTCACCTACAGATATTTTAGTATTTGTAGATAATTTATATCAACCACCGGCATCATATACTATTGTCGGTACTGCTCCGTCAAAATTAGTATTTAGTGGCAATATACCTAATGGAATGGATGTTACTGTAACTTATCTTAATATGGATACAGTTCAAGCAACCGTTGCAGATGGAAGTATAACTCCTATAAAATTGTCTCAAAGTACATATTATGTAGATACATTTTATGGTGACGCAACTACTAAAGTATATACACTTTCTCAGTCTGCAGCTTCGGCCAATCAACTTTTAATAACAGTAAATGGAATAGTACAAAACCCGGGTGCTGATAATGCATATTCGGTTGATGGAACAACATTAACATTTGTAAATGCTCCTGTATACAATGCAATCGTAAAAGTTAGATTTATGGGAGTAACATTTTCTACAACAAGTGCTATTGCTCCAAACGGTGTAGGAATTCCTCAAATGGATATAGGAGGAGGATCAGGTACTGCTGGTCAAGTACTAGGTTTAGGATCATCAGGGGGATTAACATGGATATCACCAGCATCTGCAGATTTTATATATAACAATCAAACATTTGTTAATGCTAAAAGTTTAGAATTTGATGTTACAGAAGGTTATACATTAACAGAAACTAGTACAGGTGTATTAAAAGTAGGTTTTACAGATTATCTAAAAACAATAATAGTTAGTGGACAACCTGTAATATCTATGGATAGTTCTAGATCATTAGAATTTATTGAAGGTGCAGGTATAGGTATTACAACAGATAATGCATCAGGCGATAAAGAAATAACAATATCTGTATCATTAACATCTGTTGGAGAAAATATTATACCTGGTGTATCAGGAACTTATAATATAGGAGCAGAAACATTACCATGGAGAACTGTTTTTGCTAATACTTTAGATCTAGGTTCTAACTTAATAACAGAATCAAATGGTATATTATCTATGCCTCCTGCAATGATATTAGGAGGCGCAAATCCTGTAACTATAAAATCTAGTGCTGATGGTTTACAAGTAGAAAAAATTGTTTTAGGAACAGATACTCAAATTGGTGCAGGAAATGGTGTAACATTAGTTAATAATGGTGGTAGATTAGATCTACCTGCAAATTCTATAACTATTTCTGAATTAGATGTAGGAACAGGAACTAATGGGCAATATTTAAGTACAAACGGATCTGCATTACAATGGGTTACAGGGTTAACATCTATTACTGCCGGAACAGGTATAACAACTAGTTCTGGTAATGCTATAATAACAACTAGTGATACTTTAGAAATCGATCCTGGGGTACTATCTAATTCACAATTAGGAGTTACTGCCCATGGTTGGGGTAATCACGCAAGTGCAGGTTATTTAACAGATATAACATCACAAACTTTTAACCAATTATCTGATATTCAAACTGGTGTATTAGATAGTACTAGAGAAGGATGGACAATAGTATGGGATGATTTAAATAAAACATTTGTATTAAAAGATATTGCATCACAATGGTTGGCAGGCACAATTTTAGGTAGCATCTATTATAGCGAAGGTAGAGTAGGTATAGGTACAAGTGCCCCAAGTGGTAAATTTGTTATTAATCAACAAGAATCAGAATCGTCTGATCCAATAATTGTCCAAGACGGACTTAATAAACCATTATATGTTCCTCACGGAGCTCCATTAACTGCCCAATTAGGTATACATTTAGAAACAGATTTACAAACGCCTCCGACCCAACCTACAACAGGAGGAACAGTTTATTTTAAATCAGGAAAACCTTATTATGTATCTTCAGTAAACACAGAAACTCCGCTAGGCGGAGCATTAGGAGATTTAGGTAATGTAAGCACAACCGGAACATTACTTTCGGGTTACGGATTAGTATATGATGCCAGTGATACAACATGGAAAGCAGAACCAATAAATTTAAACACATTAGGTAATGTTGATGCAGTAACAGGTTTAGCAGATGGAAAAATTTTATCATATAATGCAAACACAGGCCAATTTGAATTAGGAGATGCAGTTACTACAGTCGCCCAACTGTCAGATTCTGAAATAAGTGCTTTAGGAGATGGAGATACATTAATTTATAATAGTTCAGCTGATAAATGGGTTAATACAGCATCTGGTACTACTATTACACGGTATTCAGAAGTAATAAACGAAACTACTAAAGATGTATTTAATTTTTCATATGCTCCTGGTAACGTAGATGTATTTTTAAACGGTATTAAATTACTCCAAGACGATTTTGATTCTTTAGATGGTTCAACTATTAGATTAGCAACTGCCGCAAGACTAGGTGATACAATTGATATGGTTAACCAAGGTGGTAAATTAGTAAGTGCTAATGTTATATACTTCAAACAAGAATGGACTGCAACAGGCAGTGAAACATATTTTGATCTTGCAGAACCTTATGCTACAGGTTATGTAGAATGTTATCACAAAGGTGCCAAATTAAAAGGTTCGGATTATACTGCAACCGCTACACAAGCACCATATCGTGTATTTTTAAATAATGTTACTTTAACTAATGGTGATTCTTTTGAAATTATTGCAACAAGAACTGTTACATCGACTGATTCGACATTAGCGATTTATAGTAAATCTACTTATACTGCTGCTGGAGGAGAAACAACAGTAAATAGTTCTTCGGCATTAACAAACGGACATTTTGAGGTATTTTTAAATGGTGTTAAATTATCAGGATCTGATTACACATTAAATGCTAATACTTTTAAAATAGATTTGGGTTTTATTTTAAATGTAGGAGATGAAGTTGAAATAATGGCATTTAAACCTAGATCTGCTAATATTGTACAAAATTTTATTGAAGATTCTATGACTGCTGCAGGTGGAGAAACAAGCATGGCTCTGTCTGCTACACCACCGACTAAAGAAAGTGTATTAGTTATAAAAAATAACGTAATACTTCCTGTAAGTGATTATACAGTAGGCAATAATACATTAAATTTTACGGATGCATTAGTTAATGGTCAAAAAATATTAGTAAAACATCTTCAAACCTCTGTTTCACAAGCCTTAGTTCCTAGTGCCAATTCCGTAACAGGTGGTATGATGAACGCAAGTCTTGATGGTGATTTTACAATAATTCCATATCAATACCAAAATGATGACACGATAAGTACAGTAAGTACGTATGGTGCCTCTAATAAAAATACTGCATTAGTCGGACCTTTAACAATGTCAGAACAAGTAACAATTGAAGGAACAGTAACGGTGATATAATGGCAAGCAAAATATTAGTAAACGAAATTACACATACAGATAGCACAAGTAATGTAGTTATATCTAAAATTTCTAGTGCAGATACTGTAATTACAAACACAATTAAATTAGCAGAAATACCTAATTCTACTAGAGATGCATTAACTGCAACAAACGGAATGATGATTTATAATTCTACTTCTAACGAAATACAAATTTATGTTAATGGTAGTTGGGTAAAAGTAACAACAGGAGCTGTAACATCATGAGTAGAGGATTAGATTTAGCAACAACTAATAGAAATATTGTATCTTCTGAAACCGAAACAACAGATATGACAACTATGTCACCATTTTTAGTTTCAGGAATAGCAACTGCAACAGAAGATATATCTACCCCTGGTAATTCAAATTCGTTGATGATAGGACCTTTAACTATACCTAGCAATAAAACTATAACGGTAGGTAATGGCGGAACATTGACAATCGTATGAGTACATTAAAAGTTAATAAAATAGAAGATTTAACAGGTAATACTGTTTTATCTTCAACAGGAACAAAATGGAATTTGCATCAAGGATTCGGTTTAAATACAGATTCTATAACTGCATCTACAGATGTATCAACCCCTAAAATAACATCTTTAGCAACTTTAGAAGCAGATACATCTACAGGCATAATTAATATGCCTACAGGAAACAAATTCAAAGGTTATGATTTAGGATCTATTATTGCTCCAGGTATGTTATTGCAAAAAAAGGTAGCACAATGGACAAATCTTTATACAATAATATATCCTACAGTAGATACAGAAACAACTGCCGATTTATCAGAAGGAACATATTCTGATGGAGGTAACCATCATAGAGTAACAATAACACCATTAGTTGCAACATCTAAAATTCATTTAACAATAGAATTGAATGCAAATTGGACTAATACAAATGTGTTATTTCATTTTGCATTTTATGATATAACAAATACTACATATGTTGCTCCGTTAGGATCAGGAAGTTCAGGTAGACGACCAGTTCATTTTGCATATAGAGCCCAAGCTGCATATGATAGTAATGATATGGGTCAGATGAGATTTTCTCTTTATACAGATGCTAATAATCTAACTACAAGAACATATGCCTTGCATGGTTGGGCAGAAGCAGGAAATACAACATATGTTAATCATTCTAGCAGTAGTTCTGCTAATTGGAGTGGTACATGGATATCATTAATGTCTGCAGAAGAAATAGCAGTAGAACAACAGTGATGGATATAATATGTCTAGTATTCTTAAAACAGATAAAATTCTTGATTCTCAAGGAAATGTTGTTGCTGACGCAAATTATATTGGCTGGGCGTTAGGAGAAAACTTTTCATGGACAGATCATTCTCATCTTAATCAAATAATCCAAACAAAAATAGAAGTAATAGACGTTGATGTTAAAATTACTACTAAAAGAGACCAATCGGCAGGTACTCCTGTTCCGGGTATTCCAGACGAATTATTTCGTACATCTACTGGATTAATAACCTTATCAAATATTAATAATTATGTTTTAGTTCATATCACTTTTGTTCCTGTTATTAATGCTTTAAATGTATCAGGATCTACCGGCGGAGCTAGTGGTCGTTTTTTTGTGACTGAAGGAGCCCAAGTCCAAGAAATATATAGATTAGAACAAGACATGATGTCTAATACAGTATATACTGATGCAGGAAGTAATTCAAGCACCCAACATTCGCCAGGTATTCCGATAGGTTTTGTTGATGTTCCTGCAAATAAAGAAACCACACATAGATATCCTCCTTTAACAATATCTTTATTAGATAAGCAATCTCTTTCTCTTACACCTAAATATCATTTACATGGTATATGTGGAACAACTTCGGCAGGAGATTCAAATGAAATAGGCATTGCAGAAAATTCTCAAATTATTATAACTGCAATGGAAATTGATAGGTCACCATCTACTACTGGTACAGTTATTGATGGTGTATTTAATTTTACAGATATTATTACTCAAGATTTATTAACAGGTTATGATTTAAATGCAAAAATGACAACGTATGGCTGGGACGGACTAACAAAGGTTAATGCTAAAGTTGTTGTTGCGGAAGATACATATATTATTGCACCTAGTGTTGACAAATACGCTATAACTGTAGGTTCGTTGCCCGGAGGATCATCTACTAAAATTACAATTAGAGGACACGTATGGGGCCATGGAGGTGCGGGAGCAGTACCTATACATGATTCTGGTCCACCTCAAGGATATGGTCCTAATTGGAATACAAGTCCTTATGATACAAGAGAATGGGATTTTTTAAATAATCCCAATGAACCTGTAACTGGCGGGTTGTATGCTTATTTTGGAAATTATGTTGGTTGGAAAAAAGAATTATCTAGGTTTGATAGAGGTGCAAATAAAAGTTCTAATGGATATTTTGGTCCAGGACATATAGGTCAGAGTGGCGGAAGTGCAATATTCTTAGGATCTTCTAACATAACAGTAGAAGGGCAACATAAAGTAAAAGGTGGCGGTGGCGGTGGTGCTGCAACTTCAGGAGCTCTATGGAATAATAATGGTATATTTGGTGGAGGTGGACAACCTTTTGGATTATCTGCTAATGGCGATGGTGTTATGCCTCATTCAACTTCAACTCCTAATCCTAATTTTTATTGGACAGGTGAGCTGTCCTCAGGATGGCATCCTCCGTTATTTACATCAGGTACATGGTATCCAGAATCAGATGGATCCTGGGGTAGTGCAGGTGCATATGGACAAATAGGCGGATTAGGACCTTGGTGGGGAGGAACTGCAACAAGAGATGCACCAGGAGCTGCAGGTTATTGGTCTGGATTTGGAGGTATTTCTGCTGGTGCAGGCGGAGCAATAGGACAACAAGGTGGGACAGGTTATAATTATAGTGGCTGGTCAGAACCTGGTCCTGCAGGTATTGCGTATACTAAACAATCAGGAATAGATTATACTATAAACACAGATGAAAATACGCTAATAACCTCTGTTTCGGGAGTTCCGTTTCAGCCTACTAATTTACAAACTACAAATACAAACGGTAATATTAGATTATTTTGGAATGAATCAGACGGAGCTGTAACATATAAAGTAACTATAGGTACTGATTCGTTATTTGCTAATAATCCTATAATAGTAGCAGGTATAACAGATGTGTTTTATGATCATGTAGTAACTAATTGGATACCTTATTGGTATAAAGTTACTGCGGTAAATTCTATAGGAGATTCTATAGAGTCAAGTGTCGTTAGTAGTCATGGATTTAACTTTACAGGTGGTCAAGAGGTTGAATATACTAAAAATGATATAGTATGGCACGGACACACATTTGTATATGATCCAAATATTACTAATACGTTTACACTAGATAATTCATGGAATGTTGATATGCTTCTTGTTGGTGGAGGCGGAGGAGGAGCTGGATTTGGCGGCGGCGGTGGAGGCGGAGGTTATGCCGAAATAACAGGCGTTAGATTAAACCCAGGAACTTATTCTATTACAATTGGTCAAGGCGGAACAAGTGGAACTTCTGATACTAATACAGGTAACACAACGCAAGGAAATGATGGAGGAATAACAAAAATAGAAGGACCTTTAGTAACAGATACTATTACTGGTATTCATCAATTAACTCCTGTTATCCAATTAAAAATGCAAAATCATGATAATGTTAGTACTAAAAATTATTATGATGGAAATCATTTAACAATTACTAACGTAGTTGGAACAACAGAATTAAACAATAATTCTTATTATGTAAAAAATGTAGCACAAGTTGTTACAACAGATACTATAGATGCAGTAGTTCAATTAACACCAAGCGTTCAATTAACCGTTAATGCTCATCCTTTTGTTGATGCAGATCCTATAGTTATAACAGGTGTTGTTGGCACTACAGAATTAAATGATAACACATATTATGTCAAAAAAATAGATGCAAATACAATAGATTTATATACAGATGTAGGATTGACAACTGCATTAGATGGTACGTCTTTTACTGCATATACTTCCGGCGGCACGTTAACAAAAACAATTCCTAATCGATTAGAATTATATACAGATGATAATTTTTATTTTCCTGTAGATGGTACGTCTTTTACTGCATATACTTCCGGTGGAACAACTTCTATGCAAATATCATATGAAGTATTAGGTGGAGGCGGAGGTGGAACAACCGACAATGCTCAAGGAAGCCATTCAGCAGAATGGGATGGTAGGCCAGGAGGTCAAGGAGGAGGTGGGGCAGGAGCCCCTTATTATGGAAATACTCCTCAGACAGATACATATCCGACTAATGTAACAATGGGGAGCGGTGGAATTTCAACACAATTTTCTACTTATAACTACGGACCAGGCTATTCAGGAGGAAAAGGATATTTCCCAAATTCTGGAGGCGGTGGTGGTGGAGCAGGGGGAGCAGGTGAAGATGCGTACATTACAGATAATGCAGTAAATGGAGATCCTTACATTAATGGATCACCTACATATTATGACGAATATCATGGTGGTGACGGAGGACCTCCCGGAATAAATGATTATGCTACTGGGCTTGATAAAAATTATGCTCATGGAGGTGGCGGAACGGGAGGATTATTGATATATGATGACGTAACAGTTGGAGGTTACACATATTTTCATGATTCGACATGGGCAGGATTAGGAGATGGCCAAGCAGGACATGGTCGAGGTGGAAGAGATTTACCCGAAAGGTGGCATTCCTCACCTTATTGTTCTAATGCAACTGCTGGAGCAGGCCCAGGCGACGGCGGTGGCGGTGGATATTTTCCTTGCTCGGCTGCAAGTGGAGCATCCGGTACTCTTGTAATTCGATATGCTAAACCTACAGGAAGAACACCTGCAACTCCTACTGGATTGACTTTAGTTGCAAGTGATATATATGCAGGAGCCATGGTTGCTACATGGACTCCTGTTAGTGGTGCAGAAGAATATGAAATAGAATTTTCAAAATCTGCTTATATGGTTGGATCTAAAATTATTAGAATAACAGGACAATATACAGATACTATTCCTGCAAATTTATTCGATGACATGGCATGGTATTTTTTTAAAATTAGATCAAGAAATATAATAGGAACATCGAATTGGTCAGGGTTATCGGAACCTGCTTTAGTTAGACCTAGAGGAGGTAATCATGAAATATTATATGTTGTAAATGGACAGTCGTATTATGGTCACACATTTACATCTGACGGTACATTTGTATTACCTTTTAATATAACGGCTGACGTTTTTATGGTCGGAGGTGGAGGTGGAGGTGGTATTGCTCGTGGGGGCGGCGGAGGCGCCGGAGGACTAGTTCATGAAACTAGTTATTCAATGTCTGCTGCTAATATTCCTGTAACAGTTGGTACAGGTGGTGCAGGAGCAAATCCAAATTTAGATGAAAATGATACACTATATTCTAGTTTTCGAGAACATAATAGATTTCCGCAAGATCCTCAAAGAGGTGGAGATACTAAATTAGGCACATTGCTTACTGCTATGGGCGGTGGAGGCGGTGGTAATATGTTTTACGATCATATTAGCACTCCTGCTGGTACAGGATCTCAACATGAACATGCTCAGCCATATATACAATATAAATCTAATCAAGGAAATAAAACCGCAGGAGATGGTTTTACTTATGTAATGGCAGATGGCCAACATGGCGGTTGCGGCGGCGGAGGGGCCGGCGGAGGTAGAAAAACATATACTGCTGGAGGTAGTTGGAACGAAACTGATGCGTACGGAGCTGCAAATTTACAGAGTTATATATTAAATAATTGGTGGCTTTGGCCTCCGTGGCGCGGAGAACCAGGTAACTCTATTCAAAATAGTACTATGGGTTACGGAACAGGTTTTGATGGAGCCCAAGGAATTCCAGTAAAATGGTATACATCTAATGTTTATACTACATATTTAAAAATAAGACATGAAGCAGAAGCAGCCGGAGGAGGTGGAGGCATCGGTGGTGCAGGAACACAAGGATATTGGTCACTTCCATCTGTTGTCGGAGCTCCGTATAACGGACATGCAGGTCACGGAGGTAGTGGAGGACCTGGTCTTACTAACACATACAGAGATGGGGTTACTAGATATTATGGCGGAGGCGGCGGTGGTTCTAGTGGAGCTTTGGCTCCTTGGAGATGGGGTCATAATAGTTATCCACATATTGCATGGCCAGGAACAGTACATGCTTGGGGAGGTGATGGTTCTGAAGGAACCGAAACTGTAACATATGGAGGCGGTCATGGAGGCTCTGTAGGTAATGCAATAACTATATGGGGAGCTGCCTATCGTCAAACACCAGGAGCAGGAAGAGACGGAAGTGGTAGTGGAGGCGGAGGAGCATCTTCTGAACCAGGTCGACAATTAGTTACTGGATATACAAATTACTCAGGTGATAATACACAACATGGTGGCGCCGGAGGTTCTGGTACAGTAATTATTAGATATGAAATTCCGCCCGAACCAGATCCGTTTACACCATCAGCTTTAGCACATTCAGTATCTGATAGAGGTCACTATATAATTATTTCTTGGACACAAGCATATATAGGCGAAGCTGTTGACTATTATACTTTATATAAAGATGTTACAATAAATCCAACAACTGTCAATCAAACTATTACAGATCCTGGAGGCGAAGATACTCCAATGTCAGTTGAAATTTCAGGTAATCCTGGCGATTATGTATATTTTGGTATTTCTGCAACTAATGATCAAGGTGCAGAAGGAATGATAACATATTTTGAACATCAATTTTCGACTAATTTTAGTTTACAACAACCAGCAACTTTTACAGCAACTGAATTTACTACAACCGACGGAGTAGGCAATACTATTTTAGGTGTACGATTAGATTGGTCATCAGTACCATTTGTAACTAATTATGAAATCACAACACATGATGGAACTACTCATATGTTAAATGGATCGACTACAACTTCAGAAGTATTGTTATATCAAGATTTTACTGCATGGTATGGTGATACATTCACTTATAAAATACGATCAGTAGATAATGTTAATTCATCTTTTAGTTTATACAAAACAGTGAATATTACAACCGGACCAGAACAACAATTAACCTTAACTATTTCAACTGATGTTCAAAATTATAATTTACAAACAGAAGCGATATCTGCAGGATGGGATCTTTCTAAACAAGGATATCTTACAGTAGATATAGATCAAGGTGTTAATGTTTATTCAAATGACCCGGCTAATCCTGCAATAATAACAGGACAAGATCTTGCAGTTTATAATTGGGAAAAAGGAACTACTATAACAATAAACAATAGTGGAAATATTTATGGTGCCGCAGGAGCAAACGGAGCAGGATCAACATATCAGGGACAACCAGGTGACCAAGGAGGAGCAGGAGGAACTGGAATATATTTTAATTATTCTATATTAGAAGGTTCTACATTAACTGTTAATAACCTTTCAAATGGCGTAATTAAAGGCGGCGGCGGAGGCGGCGGAGGCGGCGGCGCCGGCAATGATACAGCAGGCTGGGGAACATGGTCTGGATGGAATATCTCATCAGAATCAAATGCATCTGATACTTCAACCAACTATGGATTTACTTATAGTATTAATAATTTTACCACAGGACATTATGGAAATTTGCAAACAATAGATGGGTTTATTAGATGGAATGGTAGTACATATGGTTATCTTACACAATATATGAATTCACAATTTCAATCTGATAATGCTGCATTTTGGAATGCTATATGTGATCAGTCTATATCACAAGATGGTAGTAAAGGTTGGGATGGCAGAAGTAATTATTATGCAGGTACTACAGATAATTCTGCCTATGGAACTTCAGGTAATGGAACAGGAGAATTTTATGGTTTTACTGAATCGCAATATCAATATGATGTCGATACTAGCAATAGTAATAGTTATAGTGCAGGTAGTGGATGGGATGTATGGGATCCATATAGATCTATTACTAGATATGCCATAAGAAGAAGACCAGCAACAACAGTTAATGCAGGTACAGGTGGTAATGGTGGAACAGGTATGGGCCATAATGTTGCATTAACAAACGGTACCATTGGAACAGATGGAAATGATAATACAAGTAACGGTAATGATCAGGCAGGAAACGGCGGCGACGGAGGATATATTGGATTTCCAGGTAATGCCGGAACTGCCGGTTCGGGCGGAGCCTTAGGAGGAGCCGCCGGTATAGCAGGATATATTATAAAAGGTAATAGTGGAGCAAATACAAATATAAACCAAATAACTTTTAACGACACAGGATCAAAAGTTATAGGTACACAATATGATGACACATATGTAAATACTGCCTGGGGAGCATGGTCGGGTTGGGGCTCTGATGGGATTGCCGGTGATAGTAGTGTATGGTGGTTTGCAATACATCGAGGAGCATTTCCAGTAGACGGCAACGGTAACATAATCCATAACTCATCTGTAACAAATATAGGAGAAATTTTAACTCAAAATGTTTATGGAGACACAAGTCTGCCTGCAAGTATAGTCCATTTGAATCCTACAGGAACAATAGTTACTATAAATATGCAAACCATATACCCATTAATGACACTTACGTACACATCTCCTTTTTTAATTAATAATGTAGAATACGAATTCGAAGCAGAAAATGGAGTTATACCTGGTACAAGTTCAACATTTCATACTGTACCACATGGAAACGGTACAAGAACATATCATTATTTTAAAGCAAGGAGAAGATCTAACACATCTTATACGTAAATAATATTATGTCAACTTTAAAAGTAAACAAAATAGAAAGTGAACTACAATCAAATAATCCTACATTAGGTTCAACTAATTCAGAAACAGGGGTATTTGAATTTCCTAACCCTATGCCAGTTACTGATTCGCATCATAAAGGCCATGTAGTCCAGTTTCATCATTATCAAATTTTTACAAAAAATGACGAAGGCGTATTAATAGATGCTAAATCAACATCAGATGTAGGCTTACCGGTACCAGTTACATTTACACCTTTTAGAGAAATTAATGTATTACCAACAAATTATTTACATCTAACAATAAGTTTTGTTTTAACAATTAAAGCATCTTCATCTACAGGCAGATCATTTGGTACTGTATATCTTAATAGAGTAACAGGAGCATCTTCTAAAATGGAGGAGTTTAATCCTAAAAATGTACTAACAAAAATTACATACGATGCCGCCGATACTAATGCAAATGCATACAGAACTCAACCTATTACTATGCAATATGTAGATACATCACCTACAAGTTATCCGATGTATGGTTTATATGTAGCTAATAATTTAGATTATACTGTTACAGATATACAAAGATCTGACCCTCAAGCAGGTACACCTACTACAAGTGCATGGTCCGATTATACATGGGGCAATTTTAGAGTAAGTGAAACTATGTTATCAGCACAAAATCCTATTGCAAATCAAGGAATTATACAAGAAGGTGGAACAGGGGCAAGTGGTACAACAATATGGACAAACCCTGATGGTATCACATCAACATACGATACTGGTAATTCGTTGTGGTCTGTTTTACAAATAGTACCTTTGCTTTTTAATGGATATGATTATCAAATTGAAAGTGTTGGTGCTCCTGTTGTTACAGCCATTGATTCTGTTGACTGGTATAATTTTAGGGTTAGACGTAGAACATATTCTTCTATAGAAACCATTGAAGCATTTGCAGAGGTAAAATCATCCCAAGGAGTTACTTTTGTTTTTCAGGAAATTCAGCAATGATTAAAGCAGATATAATTAAAAACTTAAAAGATAATACACTTATAACAATATCTAATGGTGTTTTTTCATTACCTGCAACTTCTCAAGATGATCATCATGCTAGTCAGATACTTCAAGTAAAATCTTATTCTGACCAAACAAATACAGATAGGGGAGTACAAAATTCTAAATGGACTAATGTATATTCAACTCCTCCAATGGATTTTAGATTACAGAAAAAAGATAGTTACATTTATATACAAGTATTTTTTACACATAGAACAGTTTCGGGTACTCCGGATGATAGTCATTCTTATGTTTCAATATGGAGGGCAACACCACAAACCACATCTGTTGTTATGCAACAAATAGCCGAAGGCGCAAATTATTATGCATCTCCATCTAATCAGTCAGCTTTTATTTCTACCCAAACAGATATTTTATGGACTAATTTATTTGCAGATAGTAGTATTGAAGGGCAAGAAATAGAATATAACGGACAATATAATGATGGTGAAAAATGGACAACAACATCTATACAAACTATAGATACAACACCAAGTACTACAACAATTTATCCTAATGGCCACCATGAAAAATTTAGTTATTCGTTTGCTATTAAAAATGGTACAAATGGGAGTAATGGTCAAATATCTATAAGAAACGGTATCAGAATACTTTTAATGGAAATCCAAAAACCTAGTAGCTATATTCCTAGACGAAGTCCGCCATTGCAAGATGATCCAGGTTATTTTTTGTTTACAGATACTATAGTTGACGGTGATTTTAATTATAATTTAAAGGCTAAACTAGTATTAGCCGGTTGGCAAATAAATCAAAAAGTAATTGCACAATTAACAATAAAAGTTGGTAATTATGCAGTAATGATTGATGCATTACCTGCGTTAGGTAATTCTTTAGAAATTCAATTGGATAATAAAACATATTATGGTTATGATCCTCATGAAGATGTCGATGGAGCAATATATTTAACTAGAGAAATGTTAAAAACACCTTCTTATAATTTACAAACACATTTTTCAACGAATGGGTGGAATGGTACTGCTAAAATAGATGGAATTATTAATTGTCGAAGAGCTGAAGGTGCTACCGTCACAGATGTTGGTATACAAAATTCTACAAATTTACCTGCTAATTCTGAAGTTTTTATTATTACAGATGAAACTGTTAATACTATAACAGATCCTGTTTTTATATTCAGATATAAGGTAACACAACAGATAACAAATTTAACTACCCAAATGACCACATTTAATTGGGATAGTCAAGCACCAGTTAATGGTTATGTAACAATAGAATCATCTTTAGATAGATACGGTATTTTACAAACAACATTATTAGCATCAGGATCGTATTTAGATATAATTTTATCAGATGGAACTTTTACTATGACAGATAGATTGTTTATACATAGAGATAAAGTTGCCCAAGGAACAACTACTTATAATGTTTCGTCTGTCTATTCAGCAGATGGTTGGAATTCTTTAACACCTGTTAATACATTATTAGATATATCAAATGTTAATAACATAGGATTAACTTCGTCTTTTTCTGGAATTGCTTCCAATCGAATAAACAATTCTGCATCTATTACTAATGTTAAATTTAATACAGCCCTTCACGATATTAAAAATGATCTAAGTTCTAATCGATACATTTATTTTGAACTTATTACTTCTAATACTGCTAATTATGTTTTTAATCCTACATTAATGAATACTACATATAATTGGAACGGTTTCACACCGTATCACGCATTTATTGGAATACCATCAGGAGTAATTGTGTATTCTACATCTACATCTAATCCTGCAATAGACATAACAGATATAGGTAATAATTATATTACAATTCATAATCAAGGTGTAATTGCAGGGGCCGGCGGGGCCGGCGGGGCTTTAGGTACATATACTGCTGGTTCTTGGTCAGCACCAACATACACCGAAGGCTCACCAAATGTTGGTTCTATAGGATTAATTGGAGGTCCGGCTATTAAATTAAATTATGCAACACCAACTTCTGTTGTTGAAAATTATGGTACTATTATAAAAGGATTCGGTGGAGGAGGTGGCGGGGGCGCCGGTGGTGCAGGCCCTGGCTGGAGTACTACATGGGGTTCTTATCAGGCCGATATGTCGACTGATGCGTATTCTTTAGGTACAGGGTTGCATGATATTAGTGGATATCATTATACAGCTCATTACGGACCTATGTCTTATCATCGTCATCAAGCTAGTTGGGGCGATGCAGTTTCTGCAGGTTCTTGGTCAGCATGGAATTCATCTAATTACTTAAGATATCAAACAGCTCCTGGCGCTGAAAATCGAGTAGATTTTGCAAGTTTTACTACAGGCTATTTTAAAATATATTTTGGAGTAGGTAATGTGGTTTGGAATAGTTCTACCTATCCTGCTGCTACGCAAGGTGGTCAATTCGGTGATTGGGGAGCATATTGGATATCAGGTGAATGGGAATATGATGTATCTGCAGCGTGGAGTGCTTCTACAGAATTCTTTGGAGGAGGATTATATTATATGGTCAGACGACAAGTAAGACGAAGAACCGCGGCCTCACCTTCATCCGGATTATTATGGGAAGATTATAGTACAAGTAACACATTAACTGCCCAACAACAAATGGCACAATTTTTTCCATGGGACAATAGGCCCGGAAAAACAGTAACAATTGAAGGAACAGAATATAGTACTATTAATCCTGATCAATACCAATATGAAATATATCGCAATCAAGATGGGTCTTTAAATACTACTTTTGGCGAAGGATATGCTGTAGGTACGACTACAGGTAATCCGCCTGGTTCAGGATATTATCAAAACAAAGTTACTTATTATCTTAAAAGACGAATATGGGATCCGGGTATTGCAGTTATAGATGGAAGCCCTGGAGGTAATGGTGGGCAATCTCCTATATTTGACGGTACTTCATTTCCTTTTACTGCAACAGAACAAGGAGATGTGAGTGTTCTTAATACTAATGCTAATTCCAATAGTGTACCTGCAGGAGACGGAGCATTAGGTGGTACAGGTGGTAATGGAGCTCAATTAACTTATAATAATACTGAAAATACAGTTACAATCGTTACAGACAGTCAATCTGGAGCAACAGGATCTACAGGTGTAACACAAGCAGGAGCGGCCGGCGGAGAAGCAGGGCCTGATGGTAAAGCAATAGATCCGGGAACAAATTCTACTATAAATAATTATGGAACAATAACAGGTGATATAACGTAATGCCAGTAATAACCATTGCACAATCAGCGTATGACCCAAGGGTTGTACATTTTAGAATAACAGATATAACAAAACAATATTTTCCTATAAATCATTTAGCAGGAAATATCGATATGTTTTATAATGGTGTCTTAATGATACCCGAAATTATTGATAGTCGAGGAACGTATTCAAATACAACAGGTATATATTATGATTTTCAGAGCGGAAACGCGGTTGATGATGCAGGTACTAGTTGGATAGCTGCGAGTACCGCCGGAACAAAAAGTTCTCATATTAAATTATCTTTTACATTATCAATAGATGATTGGATTTCAATCAGGAGTTATTAATGAGTAAAAATAGGTCTATAGCAATTAATTTTGGAAATATTATTTTAAAAAATAATATAGTATCAGATGGTGGAACAGGTTCAGGGTCTAATGTTGATTTATTACAAACTTCTATAGATTTAACCGGATACAATGATTATTTGTTATGGGTAAACGGGCATACTGCAATATCAGAGGATGGAAATACTTCAAATACATCTAGGCTCAGGATTTTTCTTAAAAACTCAGGTACAACCGATCAAACTGTTATTTGTGGTTCTAGACAAGGTCTTGGAGCATATTCTAGTGGTATTACTAATGATCAAAATATGACTGCATATATGTCTGCAACAGGTTATTTTGTTATAACATCAACGTATGCTACAAATTGTATATTAGTCCTTAATGGTGGTATAGATTCAGGAAGTTTTCATTGGGGAGATCAAGGATCATATACTAATTTTGATGGTGAAAACTTAGGAGCATCTTTAAAATACATTTTATATAGGCAATAAATATTAATATGAGTACATTATACGTAGATGAAATAAGACCTAGAGATCCTAGTAATAATAATAAAATAGATCTGACTGGCGGCGGCGGTCAAGTTTATACCGGAACATGGGTAACAGATACGACTATGATGTTAGATAGTTTAACTGTTAACACAGCCACACAACAAGCAGGATATGAACTAACAGTAAATGGTAATATACATGCAACAGATATATATTGTAATGATATAAGTGTAGCTGATTTAATTATGAGTAATGATCGACCTAACAAAGCAGGCAATGAAATAGATGGCACTAAAGGTTCTTGGGTATTCCAAGAAGGTGCTAATGATTTATTTTTAATTAATAAAAAAACTGGTAAAAAATACAAATTTATGTTAGAAGAAGTATAATGGGAATTTACTCAAGAACAAGAGCACAATATGAGGACGGAGTTCCTCCACCTAATATTTCTTCAGTAGGATCTGAATTACGAAGTACAGGTACATCTACTTATTGGGCATATCCAGGTAATCCCGAATCATTAACAACTTTATCGGGATGGAGATATAGAACAATATATACTCATGGCTTTCTAGCAGGTGGTTACAAAGGTAGTATTGCTTGGCGAAGTCTTAATAAAACATGGCATTCGACAGATGTAACAATTTATTGTGGTGAACAATTAGATAATGAAGCATCATATAATGTAGGATCAATGAGTCATTGGAATGCCTATCTTTCAGCAAACGGTCACAGCGGTTCTGGAACAAATTTAAGTACATATAGTTTAGCAACAGGTCAAGGTAGAAATAGTGGTAGTGGAACACATTCTTCAAATACTGCACCATATGGATATGTAGGAAATGACCCAGGTGGTGAGGGTATCGAATATGGTTCTGCTTCGGATTTTGGCGGGCATGGAGGATGGAATTTTAGTTTTAGCATCGGCGATGGCGTAGGATTTGCTAATATTATTGGGCAAGATGGTTATTTTGCTCACAATAGTAATGAAACAAATAAAATGCATTTTGCTACTGAATCAATGTTTACAATATCTTCAAACTTAGGAGTATCAGGTGTCGGCACAGGATCATGTTATGGCCAACTTATATCTTGGAATAATGTTGCAACAGATAATAGACGGTATTTTACATACGCAACAGACACATGGACAAGTGGTGGAATGGATTATGCATTTACAGGAGCTACAACAAAGTCGTTAAGTTCAAAACACGACCATCATTATCATGGAGACGGAGCAAATGTAACTGCTAATTGGCATAAAATATCTGATGTTAATGGTGCAAGTATTTTAACTTTTGCTAAAGTTAGATCGTACGGCGAAGAAAATTGTCAAATGGGGCAAGACCAAGGATACGTAATGGGGCATTATGATGGTAACCAAAACAATCATACTCTTAAATTAACATATTCAACAGATACTGAAGTAACATTAGGTGCCAAATCTCAACCTAAAAGTCATTTTGGACAATCATCTGGAACATGTTCAACTGCTGCAGCATCTATTGTTTATTCTGAAGCAGGTGTAGACGCAGGTACTTAATATGAGTGATATCAAACTACGATATATTATTATAGATGAATTATCTATAAAAGAATATTTAACAAATTCTATAGTTCATGATGATAATTTATTATGCGATTCTTTATATAAATTAATGGGAGTAGAATGTGTTGAAATAGGAGACACACTTCTTCAAACAATAAAACCGTTTTTACCTCGATCATATGAAGAAATAAGTTATGAAGAAGCATTATATGGTCCTCCGTTTTTTGGAGATATACGAGATGAAATAAAAGTATGGAAAGATTCGACAACAGGTGATAAACTTGTTGCATACACAGATGCTGATCCTGATGCATTAAAAACTAAAGTAGAATTTACAGATGAATTAAAAGGATATGTTATTAGTTTCATGTATAAATTTGCTAAAGAAATTATTGAAGCAGAATATAGTAAACGATTAAAATATATTAGAAATGTATCTGAACTAGAAGCATCAACTTGGGAAATACAAAAACATGAAGCAAGAGAATGGTTAACGTATGGTGATGATGAATCTCATAAAACACCATTTTTAGATTATATTGCGAAAGAACGAGAATTTGATAAGACTGCCTTATCAAATAAAATATTAGAAAAAGCAGAAGCATTTCAAGATAAACTTTCTACAACATTAGTTGAATCACAATTATTGTTAAAAAAGTTTGAATCATGCACTACTATTAAAGAATTAAATGTTTTATATGAAGATTACTTTGGTATTATGATGCCAACAGAGCAAGCAATAGAATTAGGTAGAGCCCACGATGGTATTAGACCTGATGGCGAATTTAGTGAATACTGGAAAGGTACAAGAATGGCATGGTTTTCGGGCTCCGATGGAAAAACAATGACATATTCAGATCCTGGCACAGGTGATGCTAAATATTTGCCTGATATTATCAATCCTTATTTTGGAAACAAACTCAATTTTTAATCATGTTAGATATAGATAATTTTATAAAAAAAGATTTAAGTCTAGATTCGTTTGACCAGGAAATTCTTAAATCTGCTAGAAATTTTGATAATGGTCAAACATCGTATTCTTCTAGAAATTTTGTTGTTAATACAGGATTAACACCTTATAAAAAATTACAACAATGTATGATGGAATTAGAAACTAGATACAATAATTATAGAGGAACTTATTTTAAAATTAGAAAAGCAAAAGTACAAAGTAAAATTCTTTTAAGAGATATTGAAAATTCAAATGATGAGCTAAAAAAAGAATTGTTAACAATTGAACATGAAGATGTTACTCAAGATATTGAATTTATGTTATGTAAATTAGAACAAGGTAAACGAGAAATTCAAGATTACTTAAACCATGTAAAAGAACTAGCAAATAATCTTGACATACTAAAAAAATCTATTGAACATAATTCAGAAGAAGAGACAACATATTGGAAGGCTCGTATGGCAAAGCAAGCAGCCATGGATATTATTTCGTATGGTAGAATAGGTTCAGGGCAAATGGAATCTATTTTATTAATGAATGAAAATGATCAATTAGAAACTTTACAAGGTGCAATTAAGTTTGCAGGATTACTTAATTCTACTATAGGTAATATTAATAAACAAATAGAATCTGATGTACAAAAGCATTTAGATTTAAGCAATGTTCAAATGCCTAAGTTAGAAATAGAAAAACAATTATTAAAATTAGATGAAAATTTTCAGCCTTCCGTTAAATCCAAAATTAGCGGAGAATCAATTTAATGAATACATTTTATTTTTAAAAACATATAAAAAATATATATATGATATATATTTTACTTGCCGTGTGCCTCCCTTTATACAAGATGCAATGGGCGATGTTTTTAAATCAAAAGATGATAGTAGACAAATTATATCCTCTGCTCTTCATGTATCTAAAGAAACAGGTATACCTTTATCTGCAACATTTAATAATACATTAATACGACCTACCCAACAAAATTTAGATATATGGATAGATAATTTTACTGAAATATATAATACAGGATTAGTCCAAAGTGTCACTATACCACATACACATTGGCTTGCTACAGGATTAATTCAAAAAGATTTTCCAAAATTAGAAATTAAAAATACAATATTACGGAACGTAACAGAACCACGCGAGGTTGTTAAATTGGGTGAAGCAGGATTTAACTATGTTAATTTAGATCGTGATTTAATGCGAGATCATGATAAGTTAAAAGAAATGAAACGTGCTAAAGAATACGTTGGTGTTAAGTTATCTTTATTAGCAAATGAAGGATGTTTAGGTAATTGCCCTATGATGGATGAACATTATGAATTTAATAATGCAAGAATGTCAGGTCCGCAATATTTTTCTGATCCTATATCTAGAGTATCTTGTGATAAATGGGATTATGAGGATCCTTCTGTTCCATTAAAAACTGCAAATTTTCCTCCTTGGCGAGAAGATTGGGACGAATTATTAGAATATGTAGATGTTATTAAAATGCATGGTAGAGAATCTGCTGCAAGATTAAATGAAACTATGCACATAGTAAAAAATTATGTTGAAAATAAAGAAATATTATTTGATACATTTAATGAATATATAGAAGATACTAATTTAGTTGACGCTCCGATAAATGTATGGCGTAAAAAAATAAAAACGTGTAAATTTGAATGTTGGGATTGTCATTATTGTGATAGAGTATATGATATAAAATCCGGAAAACAATCACATCCTAAGGTTAGATTAGTTACAAAAGAATTGGTTGACTCTGTAGATAAAGATGTTATAATAAATGTTGAAGGGTTTACATCACCTCGAGTCTTGGATTTAATTAATGCTCTTGCAAAACATTCTAAACATTATTTAGAAATAGGATCATTCTTAGGAGCAACCGCAAGTTCTGCTCTTTTTAATAATAAAATAAAAGTCACATGTGTTGATAATTGGAAAGAACAAATACAACCTCAACGAAAAGAATTAACTTTACCTAAAAATTCAAAAGAAGAATTTATTAAAAATATTAAATTAATAAAAGGAAGCAATCAAGTAACTATTTTTGACAGCGATATGTTTGATGTAAATGTAACAGAAATACAAAATGTTGATTTATTTTTATATGATGCACCGTTAGAATTGTTAGAAAATGCAATCCAATATTATAAAAATTCTTTTGCTGAAAGTGTTATATGTATTTTTGATGATGCAAACATAGACGGTGTTGTACAAAGTGCAGATAGAGCAATAGAAACCGCAGGATTAAAAAATATATATAATAAAGTATTATTAAATGATTTAGAAGATCTTACCGGTTGGTGGAACGGAATATATATAATGGTAATTAATCATGGGTAAAAATGCTATTGAATTTTTTTCATCTGTAGAAGGATTAGCAGAATCATTTCCTATACAACCTGCAAAAGAATTTACCCCCTCATGGGTTAATGAAGCAAGAAAAGACTTCTTAATATCACAAAAAAATGAAAAAACTAGTTTTCAGCATATAACTAGATGTCCTGGAATTTTCCATCTGTTTACGACTGGTTATATTGTTCCTATGTGGCATGATCTTGAAATATCAAGGGAAAAGTGGTCAGTACCTGATAGGTCTATAAATGAGTTTTTAGGTAAAGATACAGTTAGTTTACAGCTAGGTGATAAAATAGGAAAACATTTACCTAAGCGACCATGGAGTTGGCCTGATATTGTTAAAGTTAATACCCCATGGCATGTCATGGCACCTAAAGGTGTTAAGTTTTTAATGGTACCTATATCATACACAGAATTTATAGATTTTGAATGTTGCATAGGTATTTTAGATCCTGGTTATAGTACAGAAGTAAATATTCAAGGATACTGGAATTACCCTAATGGAACTACTTTTATAAAAGCAGGAACCCCTATTGCACATTTAATTCCATTGACAGAGAAAAGTTATGATGTTATAGTACGAGATCAAACTAAGAACGATAAGCTCTGGCTAAAGAAAAGAAAATATTTAAATTACTTTTCTTTCCAATATCCTAGACATATAATTAAAAGACTATACGAAAATCATGTTAGAAATAATATTTAATAATCAATGGTATATTATATATTTGGCAGCTATCATGATTATCTCAGCATATATTCAACGTAAAGGTTGGGTGTATCCAACATTAAATTTTTTAAACAAATATATAAAATCCAATAGGTTATTTATTATTATAATTAGTTCTGTATGTGGTGTATTACCTATACCTGGTCGAGTATCAGTATCTGCAGGTATTTTGGATACTATGGCACCCAAGGATGATAAACGTAAATGGTATGGTATTATAGATTATCTCAGTACACATCATTACTATTTGTGGTCGCCTTTAGAGAAATCTGTTATTATACCGATGGCAGTTTTAGGATTGACATATACAGAGTTTATGTATATAATGGGGCCACTTGCTACTATTGGTATAGTTCTTCCGTTAATATTAGTATTTTATTTTTTAAAAGATGAAGATGTTGTATGGGCTAATCCTATACAAAAATTTAATAAAGTAAATTGGGTTAATTGGAAATTATTAATTGCGGTTGCTTTAGTTATTATTTTAGGAAATTACATCAAATCTTATACAAATGAAATTAAAGGATATATCGAAAACAACGAATGGTCTCTTATTACAGGTGCTTGGTTAGGATTTGCCGGTAGTTTTTTATTAGGATCTTCATCTCGCTTTGCTGCATTTACTGCTATTCTTACAAGTATCTTTGGCGTTCAATATCTTCCTATGTTTTTTGCTATAGATTATGCAGGTTATATGCTAAGTCCCACCCATAAATGTTTTATAATAGGTAAAATGTATTTTAAAACTCCCCTAATTACGTATTATACCTTTGTTGTGTTCCTTTGTTCAGTTATTATAACCGTCTCATTCTTGCTTGTACGATAAATATTATACGGAGTACAGGATGAATAATGGCTTTAAAAACTACAGGGTTAATTTCAGATAATTCAGTAACAGCATCGACACTTAGCACAACAAATTCGGCCACAGCCGGAGATGCCGTTGCGACCGACGGTTCAGGTAATTTAGTTTTTAAAACATTGCACGGTGCTCAACCGACTGTAACATATAAAAATTCGGATTTTACTATCGCTGCAGGTGATAATGTTCAAGTTGATACTAGATCTAATCCTATTAATGTAACATTACCTGCTTCGCCTAACACCGGTGATGCAGTTCACATATCTGATGGCGGCGGCAATTTTGCAAGTTTAAATGTTACAGTTTTAAGAAATGGAAATACTATTATGGATTTAGCAGATGATATGATTGTAGATTATAATAATGCATCATTTGGTTTATCGTATAATGGTTCGACATGGAGAGTATTTTAATGGCAATTTATCTTTCAGATTTTTTAAGTCCATCGAGTAGTTCTGTTACCGGATCAGGTCAAGTTAATCAAATATCAGATCAATATGCTTATCATGCACTAAAAAGAGACTCAGACGGATTATTAACATACACAAGAGTATTAATGAATGGTACAGAATCTATTGAGCTTACAAATGATGATGGTTTTTCTTTTAACGGCATAGAAGATATGTTAGAAGGTAAAACAGATGATGGTACTGATTACAACATGTGGCAAACTGGTACATCAGAAACAGGTAGAGCAGCCCATGAAACAAATATAGGTAATAGAAATCATGAACAGTTTAGATTTGATAACTTAAAATTATTTTATTATTTGAATTCTGCAGGTAAATTAGTAGCAAGATATAAACAAGATTTTGTGTACGCCTCAACAGGTGGATCCACTGCGGTTTAAAAAGTATATTTTAAATAAATATATTAAATTACATAAGGAATGGTCGAATGGCTGATTTTATTTTAGGACGACTGAAGTTCAAATGGAAAGGTGACTGGGTTACAGGCACCGCATATATTATAGATGACATTATTAAGTATGGGGCTAACACTTATGTATGTGTAGTTAACCATACTGCTGATGCAGCATTTTATACAGATTTAGATAGTAATTCTTATTGGTCGTTACATACAGAAAGTTTTTCATATAATACAACCACACCAGCATGGCAAGCAGGTACGGCATATAAATTAAATGATGTAGTTAGGTGGGGTTCTAATTTATATATTTGTAAAACACATCATACATCAGATGCTGATGCAAATTCAGGTTTTGTTACTGACAATGCAAAATGGGTACTGTTTGTACCAGGTCTAGAATTCGAAGATTCCTATATTAATAGTAAACAATACCAAACAGGTGATGTTGTAACTTATGGTGGTTACACATATACTGCAAAACAAGATACAAAAGAAAATCTACCTACCGATACTGCTAATTGGGAGATTGTAACTACTGGATTTACAGTAATGGGAGATTATAACTCAGGTACTGCATATAAACCAGGTAGTGTAATTAGACGAAACGGATATACATATGTTGCAAACGCAGATACTACAGGTAATTCTCCTACAGTACAAGATGGAGATAGCAGTTCTCCAACTTATAATCAAACAATAGTTAATTCAACCTATTGGGACCAGTTAAATTCAGGTTTTAAATTTATAGGTGATTGGGCCGATAGTGTAACGTATTATTTAGGTGATGTTGTTAAAGAAACAAATAGTTCATATGTTTGTAAAGACGAACATTTAGGTGACGGATCTGCTACAACAAAACCGCCAAACACAACATTTTGGGAAACATTATCAGCTGGAGATACACAAATTGTAATGAATTCTCCTGGTGATATAATGATACGTACAAGTACTAATGTAGCATTAAATGTTGGTCAAAAAGGGTGGAAACTAAGAGCAGACGAAGGTCAAGGTCATCCTGTACATTGGGATCCAGATGACGAATCATACACTTGGTATGTAGACGCTCATAAAGGTGAAGACGAAGAAAATCTTACTTATAGCCCAGGTGTAACGTCAACAGGAGCTATGACAAGTAATGAACAAACATTATGTACAAGAGACTTAGGATATGTGTTAAATGCTTCAAAATATGATATGGCAATAGGCACAAATTATATGCAAACCATAGTTGGTCATAGAATGCAATATGGTGTATCTGTAACAACCGCTGATAGAATAAGAGTGTTAGGAGCCATTAATCATGCAAAGTTAGCAACTGTAGATATTAATAGTGTTAAAACAGTAAATTCAATACTAACAGACGTAACAAACGGGTTTAATGAAGTAACAGATATTATAAACAACGGTCATGCCGCAGCAAATCCTGTAACATTGCCAGCCTTTGGTGCTACCCAAAATAAACAAAATGCAGTAGCACAAATGCAGGCAAATAAAAACTTTATAGCCGCAGAAGTAAATGCTTGGGTAGAAGATTATATTAGTGCAATGACACAAGCAGAACAAGATTTATGTACAAGAGATTTAGGTTATGTTGTTGATGCCGCAAAAAATGATATGGCAATTGGCTCAAATTATATGGCAGTTATTACTGGTATTAGAATGAATTATAGCCTGTATGCAACTTCTTCAGATATAGTACGAGTTCAAGATGCAATTGACCATTCCGAAACTGCTGTTAAAGCATTAGCTAATGTAACTGGTGCGGCAGAAACCGCAGTAGTTGCCGCCTATGCAGAAATTAAAGATATTATGGATAATGGTCTTAGTAGTGCTAATGCTTTGACTTTTCCAGATTTTAATACAGGTAGATCAGATTGGACAGATAGAAAAAATGGTGGTGACCAATTACAAGCAAACAAAGATTTTATAGCCGCAGATGTAAATGCGTGGGTAACACAAAATTATGCCTCTCACTTTTCAACATACGATGAAGCAAAATGTACAAGAGATTCGGGTTATATTGTTGATGCTTTAACTTATGATTTAATGTACGGTGGCGATACTGCAATGACAATAATGGCTAAATCATTTTTTGATGGAGGTGTTTCTCAATTAACAACTCCAACAGAAAGAAATGTAACTGTATTAGCATACGATCATTTAGCATCAATTGCAAGTGATATTGTTCAAGAAACAACAGTAACTCCTCAAACAGGAAATACCGAAACACAAGATATACTTGGTACACCCGCAACAGCCGCAGAAGGCACAATATGTTCAAGTTTAGTACAAATTATAGAAGATGCAATTACTGCTAATAGTGCCGCAGGAATTCCGGCCCCTACAGCGGTAGATGTTGCTACTTCAACTTATATAACTGCACATACAGAAGTTACAACGGATCAAACTACAATTATATCGGCGGCGGTAGCATCTGTTGCAGGTAGTGCTAGTTATGTTCATGATGCAACAAAATGTACACGAGACACAAAATATTTTGTTGATGCTATGTGTTATGATTTAATGTATGGTGGTGATTTTGGTACTATAATATCTGCTAACTCATTTTTTGATGGCGGAGCATCTCAGATACCTGCAAATCATAGAGTAGTTACCGGATTAGCATATAATTATATGGCAGATGTATTTAAGTATTGTATTGAAGAAAATACTTCTTGGAATCCAGAACAATCTGCAGTAACCCAAGATACTTCAGGAACCGCAGGAACAAGTGCAGAAACTACAATAGTAGATACAAATTTACAAGTTATAGAAGATGCAGTTAAAAATAATACTTCTGTAGGTACCGCAATAACGTATCCTGCAATAACAAATGCTTCAGCTAATGCAACTACAGCATTTAACGATATAACATCTAGTCAGGCAACTATTATATCCAATGCAGTCGCGTCACAAGCGTCCGGTAGTTCTAGTTCTGGCGTAGCTGTTCAGGATTATAGTTCTACTGCAACTTATCTTCCAGGTCAGGTTACTCGATGGGCTCCTCCTGCATGGCAGTCAGGCGGAACTTATACTATAGGTGAAATAGTATCACATGTAGATACAGCGCCGACTCCTGCAACAATGGATTGGTATAAATGTAAAGATACAACTAATGCAGATACAGTAGCACCAATGACAAATGCAGTAGCAGGAGCACCATGGGTTAAAATATCACCTTCGGCTCCAATAGCACAAACAACAGCTCAGAACCCATCCAATACAGTTCATATATATTATGGAAAAGATAGATTGTACGGAAAAGATGATAGTACAACTTCTGCTAATTATAATAGTTCTGCTGTAAAATATAAAGTTTATATGGCTATAAAAGAACGTGTAGGTGTAGAACCTGCGAATGCAGAATCAGGTGCTATTAATGAAGGTTGGCGAGAAGTATTAAATGGTGTAAAAGTTGATTCTGATAATCAAGTAACAGGTGTTATTACATGGGGTAAAAATCCAAGTGCAGCATTTAAAACAATAAGATATGCATGTGCAAGAGCTAGAACAGGTGATCAAATTAAGTGTGCACCAGGTGTATTTAAAGAATTTTTACCTATTACAATTCCAGCAGGAGTCGGTATTTTCGGCACTGAAATGCGTACAACATTTATTGAGCCTAACATGGAAGATGATGGTGGCAACGGCGTAGGTATATCAATGTTAGGGAGCGGTATAGCAAATAATGAATGTGCTATGTTTTATTGCAACGATGCTATAACTGTTAGAGGGTTCACATTCAGAGGTCTAGGCGGTACTGTTATAGGTGTAGGTAATCCTCATACAGAACCTACAATCAAAGGAGTATGTTTTCAGTTAGATCCTAATGGTGAGGTTAATCTTAAATCTCCATTTATTCAGAATTGCTGTTCAATTAATGACGGAGGAGGTGGTATTTATTGTGATGGTACACATGCACCTAATGGAAGATATGCAAGTTTTTGTACAAATGATTTTACACAGATTAATTCAAACGGCTTTGGTTTATTTGCAACAAATAAAGGAAGAATCGAGGCAGTCTCGGTGTTTACATATTATTGCCATGTAGGTTATGCAACTACCCATGGTGGTATTATACGTTCTGCAAATGGTAATAATTCGTATGGTAATTATGGTTCAATATCTGAAGGACATTATGCCTCAGAAGCAATTTTAACACAAAAAACAGGACAAATAGATAATAGAACAGGCGAGTCTGTACCTTATAGGGTTGTTGTAAATGAATCTACTGGCCAAGTCCAACGAATAGAATGGAGTTACGCAGGAGAAAATTATTCTAATGCTACTGTATCATTTACTGCTGCAGGTGATAATGATGCAGGAACCACTGCTGCAGGCGGAGCGGCTACATTTACGGCAGCACATGTTAATGGGGGTATAAATAGAATTGATATGATAAACAATGTATCTAATCTTAATAGATACACAGGTAATGCTCAAGGTGGTACTAATCCAACTTCGGGCGATGCTACCCTTACATTAACTGCAACTGCTAATACAATAGCAGATGATGCAATTAATGGTATGGTATGTAACCTTTTAAGCGGAACAGGTGGCGGACAATATGCTATTGTTAAAGATTATGATAATGCTTCTAAAGTCGCAACATTAGATGGCCAATGGATTTCTATGACCGGAAGTGCAACGGCAGTTCCTGATACAACTTCTGTTTATGAAATTGAACCAGCAGTCACATTATCAGGCGGATCTGCACCAACTGATGCAGCATTCATACGGTGTCAGGTTTCATCGTTAAGTGATATAGAACAACTTTTAATAGTAAATCCAGGATCGGGTTATGATGCTAGTAATCCACCTACTACTGTAACTATTACTGATCCTTTAATTACTTTAGGATCTCAAGCAGTTAATAGTACAATAAGAATTAAAAATGGTGTACCAGTATGGACACGAACTTCAGGTGGCGGCGGTTATCCGACAGGTATGACAAGTGGTGCAACAACTCCGGGTACTACCGTTGCAATCGTAAGTGGAGATGGCTTTGCCGAAGTACCTCAAACTGGATCATATCTAGAAGTAACAGGATTACAACGCGAACCAAAGGATGGTTCTAATTTAGAAATAGCAGGCGACCCAACATACTATCAAGTTGTTAATACTATCGGATACGTTAATTCAGGGGGCTCAAACGGTACTGGTAGAGTACAAATATCGCCATCAATGGTGGCATCAAAAGCACCTGTTCATAATTCATCAATACAATTTAGAGAAGAATATTCTAGTTGTAGATTAACAGGTCATGACTTTTTAGATGTAGGTACAGGAACATTTGTAACATCAAATTATCCTGGTACACCAACTCAGCCATCAAATCCGACCAACGAAACTCAAGGTCATTGCGGAGGTAGAGTATTCTTTACATCAACTGACCAAGATGGTAACTTTAGTGTTGGCGGATTATTTTCAGTACAACAGGCAACAGGTACTGCAACATTAAATGCTGAACAATTTTCATTAAATGGATTACAACAATTAAAATTAGGAGCATTACAATTTGCAGGGTATGGTGCAACCATTGATGAATTTTCCACAGATGGAACATTAAGTGGTAATTCGGATAATGCATTGGTTACTGAAAAAGCAATAAAAACATATATAACTAATCAGTTAGGTGGTGGTGAGAACGCTCTAGAGGTAAATACAGCAACAATAGGTACCGTTGACATTTCCGGCAATACCATAAGTACAACAACTGAATCAACTAACAACTTAAATTTAAAGGCAGCCAGTGGTAAGGTTACATTTGACACAACAGAAGGCGAACCGCAATATGCTGGTACAGTTACAACTGAAAATACTTTAATATCTAGAGGTTATTTTGAAGATAATTTTGTAACACAACAATTAATAGCCGGTATAATGTCTACATTAGATAACGACAGGGTAGCAGGCACTGGGGACCCGAACACACCATAGAAGGATAAAATATGGCAACAGGATCGACAACAAAACAAACACTTTTAGACCAAATTGACAATAAAGTTGCAACAGCAAATGCAACAGAGCTATCTCAATTGGCTAAATCATTAAATAATGTTCAGGAAATCGTACCTGAAGATAAAATTTTTAGTAAACGACCTACAGGTCCTCAAGAATTATACTTTGAACGAGATCCTGAGTTTGTTATTTGGAGTGGTAGAAATTCTAATCACTCTCATACTGGCGGTGGCTCGGCCGTATATGATAGTAATTTAGAAATATATGATTCAAGAAAATATATGGGGTATCATTGTACATCAGGATGTGATGGAAATTATGGTCATCATGGTTGGGCCGATATTCAATCATTTCATCATGGCGGAAATCATTGTTGGTTAGATACTGCATGTTATGCTTCCACAAGTCATTGTTATATTAACGGAACAGATGCAGTAGGTGAGCTAGGACATTATAGGCTTAAAATGGGCGCCGCAGGTACTATAGGGTATTATAATCATCACATAGGTGATTTTAGGCGACGAGAAATGGGGCAGATAGGTTCTTGGGAAGTACGAGATAATAGATATTATGTATCATATGTTAGAGAGAAATTAGCTCTTCAAAATAGATTTATGACACTTCATGGTAAAGCAACTGCAACATCTACAAAAGACATACCTGGTAATACAGGCATGACTAAAGGATCTACATCATATAATAGAAAACGTAAAGAAGCAGTATTTTTGAATCCTGCTACTCCTGTAATTGATCTTGCAAGTTCTCATCAAGCCGCCGTAAACAGTCATCATTATTTAGGTATTACAAATGGTGGTTTTTACGAAACGATGGAAGGTAACGGTGTAAATAGAATTCGTTGCAGAATATATTATGGTATTCAACAGATAGATGGTTCAACAAATTTAGAAAAAGTATTAGACGATAAATCTGCTAAAAATTTATATTTTAATTGGATTTATGGAATGAATGGTGCATACAGAGGTTCACATTGGACAATGAAATGTACATTAGTAGATAATGGTTGCATTTTTGCAATGACACAAAATGCATATACTTCTTATACTTTATATAGATTAGTAAGACAAAGAGATGATAGAGCAATCCGTGCAGAAACCAGACAAACTCAATATTGTCAACAAAATGATGGATGTTATAGCGATCATAATAACGAAGGATGCGGTCCTAGGATTGTTCAAAGTAGAAATAAACGTAATGTAGCAATGTATGGTCCTTATTATTATTATGGAGGCGGATCATGCGGTTGGATTATTTCAAGAGATATGTCTAGAGAATATCCAGAATTATGGAATTATCATACAAGTTTTGGTGTACAGGTAGCTCCATTTAGAGATGCAGATTTTTATCTCCATGTATCTAATGACTGGAATGACTGGGGCGGATATAATAAAACATCAAGAATTGCATTCCAAAATGGTAAGGGACATTTTGAATCTTATTGGGTAGGATATGAAATGGATGCAGCAGGACACTCAACCCAATATCCGGCATGTGCTCCGATACATAGAGACGGGTTAACTTATTAGAAGGTGATTAAATATGGCAACTATTAAAGCGGCAAAAGACGCATTATTAGATAGAATTAGTACATTAGCAGACACAGCAGCAACTGATGCTAGTGATACTATATTATTATCTGATGCCTTAAAAACATTAGATAAGGGCGTAGATGAAGAAACGAAAGTAGAACCTGCACCTGATTATCATTATAGAGCAAATAGACCTGAGTACGGTATTTGGTCTTCCCATCATAGCCATGGCGGCGGAATGACTATTGTCGACGAAATGGCAGTACCAATCCGCTCGCGAGCATATTGGCATAGTAGTTATTCAGATTCGGCAGACGGTTGTTGGAATGGTATTTATTCAGGTGGTCAAAGAGAACAATATGCAGGCAATCATTGTTGGTATCGATGTAATGATCATGCTCCGTCGGGAGCAGAATGTTATATATGTGGAACTACAGCAGTAGGAGAACTAGGCCATTATAGATTAGTAACTGGTTATAGAGCTCTAGAATCGGCAAGACAAAATAATGATGGTATTCAGATTAAAGTAGAAAATTTAAATGTAGGTAATGCCGAGCTAGATAGTAAAGAATGCTATTTACGATATCTAGATACTACAGTAGAACTAAGACTAAGATGGTTATCTTATGATCAAACTCCACTATCAGAATATAATACAAATAACAATTCTCAAAGTGCTAAAGGTGCAGTTTCATTTAATAAAACACGACAAGAAATAGCATTTTGTAATAGAAAAGGATCTACACAAACATTTACAATAAAACTCTATTACAATATTGCAAGTATTGATAGAAACACAGATCTTAGTGGAATATTAACTGCTGCAGAAGCAGGATCAACTCCGGCTAAATCATTAGATTTTACATTAAATGACGGATATAATTCAGGTTCAGCAGAAACATTTGGTAATAATAAAATTGTATTAGTCGATGACGGTGCTATTATGATAACTACCCATGAACCTAATGCATTTTTACATATTGCTAAATTGACTAGAGATACAGGAGACACACAATTAACATACGGTACTCATGCATCACGTCAAATTGGTAGTACAACATATGGTTATGATTCTGATTCTGCTCATGGACATATGTTAGTACAAAGTAGAGATAAAAAGAATATTTTTCTTTTTATTCCTTTTTATCAATATCAAAGAGGAATTATAAGTTTTATTGTATCTAAATCGCGAAGTGAATATCAACAAGGATATAACTGGGAAAGTCAAACTCATGGTGCTCAAGTAGGTCCGTATGGAGATTCGGATTTTGTAATTTCACGGAATCATAACTGGGATTTTCCTGGTGAGCAATCTATAATTTGTTACATACAAAAACCTGATGGGACATGGGCAGAGACAGATACCGGAAATCAATTAGATAATTCAGGATGGTACACTACAAATTACCCTTGTTTAGTACCATTAAATATTTAAAGGAATTTTAACATGGCAAGATCACAAAGTGAACGGCTAGATGAATTAGTAGGAAGAAAAGAAACTACAGTAAAAGGTAAATTAATAGATAAAATTAATGCCTTAGGTGCAGAATCTACAACAACTCCAAAAGAATTAACATATCTTTCTAAATCTTTAGAAGTTCTAAATAAACAAATTAGGGATGATACTTCGTACACTGGAGGCCCGAAAAGAGTTGATGCTACCACAAATGAACCTGTTAGGTATGATCAACAACAGGTACCTCATCAAGCAATGCCTAGTTGGAATTTAGGTAGAGGCGGTATGGGTAGAAATAGTCCACCTGCTCAATTTGGTATATATACTTCTCATAATGGATGGTCCTGTGGTATTACAATATATGATGAAACATGTGAACCTCATGCACATAGTAGATGGGCATGGTGTCATCATTATGGTCACGGAGCTGGCGGGCAATGGGGACCTTGGTCAACAGGACAAAGAAACACATGTACTGGATGGAACAGTAATAATTGTTATTTTAATACTGCTTCTAGAACAACATCCAGTCATTGTTTTAATAATGGTGCAGATTCGTGCGGACCGTTAGGCAATAGTAATTTAGTTACTGGTAGTGCGGCACCTTTAGCAGTTAGATTTTGGTGTAATTCTAGTAACCAAGCAAGTAGTATTGGTCCTGTCCACGAATATAGAAATGAACAAGTAGAAACAGGTAACTATGAACCGACAGACAAATATACATATTTGATTTATCAAAATCAAACTATAAGAATGAGAAATAGACGAATATTACCTGGTGCTAACGCAGATTATTCTCAAAAACCGACCACAAATGGTAATATTGCTTCGTATGGCACTCTTACACATAATTTTACACGAAAAGAATTGGCGGTTGTTAATCAAAATACAGCTATACAAGATCAGGATTCACAAACAGGATATCATTTTGATACTAAAATTTATAAAAATATACCTGATATTAACTTACAAACAAATTTAGCGACAGCACTTAATGATTCGACTGCAAAAACTATTAGATCAAGAATAGAAGATGGAGGTCATAGAGGTGGTCACAATATTTCAAGTATTGGTTTAGAATACCTTGTAAATGATCGTTCTACTTTTTCTCGAACATTATTTCAACCTGATAGAGCAGAAAGTTATCAAGGTATTAAAATATGTATGGTTGATAATGGAGATATTTATTGGAGTGTACTTCACAATTATTGTCATTCGTTGCATAAATGTACACGATATACTATAGATGGTGTAACAGACGATGATCATTATAATTGGGGTTTTGTACCTACTTTTAGTAAAACGGCTGCTTCAAGGGGTTTTAAAGGTCAAGACGAATGGCGTAATGAAAATATAATAGGCTATGATAATAGACCAGAAGTAGTGGACCATCTATATTGTGCTAACATTAGAGGCCGAGAAGAAGGTGGCGAACATCCTAACGGAACATCTGCAGGTTGCGGTCATGTTAACATTATGAGTAGAAACCATAAAAATGTTATATTACAAACACCATATTATTATAGAGGCGCCGGAATGGCATCATGGATTATAGATAAGCGATTTAGCAGATGGCAAATAGCTTGGTATGTTAGAGATTCAAGTGACGGATGTCAATGGGGACCATTTGGTGAAGAAGGGTTTGTTGCTAGTTACTCAAGGGACGGTAATGGTATTGATTGTTCTTATAGGTTATATATCCATAGACAAGATCATAATACTGGTATTTGGTTTCGTAGTGAAATGTCAAGGACAATGTCGGAACGTGTACCGCAGAACACACATTATCCGGCATTAGTACCACTATATTAAAAAGGAATTAGAATGGCAACTTTTAATGAGATAAAACAAAAATTAATAGATAGAGTTAATACTTTAGCAAATACAGCGTCTTCGCCTGATGTTAACATGTTATCAAAAACATTAGATCAGGTAGAAAGTAACCCTAGGCATATGGCTAAAAATCGTGTTAATCTAGATAGTACTGAATTAAATGAAGGTGGTCTTGATAGAGAACGAGCAACGCAATCTACATCGACGACTGAGATATCCCCATTAGGAGGAGGTATTCATGTTCAGCAACAGGTACGATCAGATGGTCAAATGGGAACATATACTAATTATGAAAATAATAAACAAATAAGAGAAGATGCTAGCCCTCAATTCGCAGTATGGAGCGGCCATTCAAATTATACAATGGGTAGTATATCATATGATCAATATTTAAGACCATATGAACGTAGAGGATATAAAGACCAAGGCGGACACTGGCATACAGGTGGAGATGGCGGAGCAAGTGCTGGTGTATATTCATGGAATACATTACATAATCAAGGTTGGAACAATAATCATTGTTATTTAAAAACACAATGTTATGCTTCGTCAGGTAACACTACGACCAGCACCCAACATCCTAGTAGAACAGATGCAGTAGGCGAATGCGGCCATTATAGAATTAGACTTGGCCAAGGTGGACATCCTATGGTTAGAGGTCGAGATTATGGGGATAAATTTAGGTATGAAAATATAGAAGCAGGATCATGTGAAATAGAACATAGGCAATCGTATATGAAATTACAAGGTAAATGGATTCATTTAAGAGAAAAATGGATGCCAGGTACTCATGTAACATGGGCAAGCCTAGATTCTTGGGCAATTTCAGAATTTAAAGGTTCACCTACTATGTATCAAATTAATATGAATGAGGCATCAGGACCAGCCGAAGCATATGGTACTATGACATACAATAAACCAAGACAGGAACTCACAGTAATTCATCAAAAGGCAGATGGCGCAAATGATTATTTAATGAAAATTTGGAAAAATGTTCCTAAAATTGATAGATTAACTGTTTTGGAAGATGTATTAAAAGAAGAAAATGCAGTATATGTAAATTTTGCATGGGGCTCGGGGTGGAGTTCAGGTTCTGTTGAAGCCCAGCGATGTGCTAAAATTACTATGACAGATGATGGTGAAGTTTATGGTACTATGATGAATTTAAATAGTGGTTATTATTTAGGTAAAATAGATAATAAATGGCGGGTAATGGCAAATCAGGTACAAGGTGATAGATCAAGTAATGTTGTATATGATATTATTTGTACTAAACCAGGAACAGGTTATACTTCAGCTCCAATATTAACTATTGCAGCACCAGGAGATACAGTAAACGGTACCCAAGCAACTGCAACATGTACAGTATCAGGTGGTCGAGTAACAGGAACAACAATTACCAGCGGCGGCAGTTATTATGATTTTAGTGTCGAACCTCATCCAACTGTTACTGTTGATAATTCTAGTGCAGGCGGAACCGGAGCAGAATTTGTCGCGGTATTATCTTTAAAAGGATCTTTCAGTAATTTAGATTCTCAAACATTAAATAATCCAACATATGGAAGAGATTCAGGACCATATGGACAACGTATTGTAATGAGTAGAGATAGACGACGTGTAATGCATTTTTGCCAATATACTGGTTTAGGCTGCGGAATTCGAAGTTTTATTATAGACAAAACTAAAAATGCATACGCACCTGGTATGAGTGAAAATGATACAACTCATGGTTATACTGTGAGTGCATTTGGTGAGAAAGATTTTATAATATTAGATGGTTGTAATTGGGATGATTGTGATAATGATCCCCGATCTAGTACAAATGCTCATTCGGCAACTATTTGGTATCAAGTATCACCGCATGACGGTACTACTGCATCATGGAAAGAAAACCAAGTTGGAAGAAGCTTAAACCTTATGGCACATACAACGACATATCCGTGTCTTGTGCCAATCTTCTAAAAGGTATAAATATAATAAAGATGATTGCAAATTTTTAATGATATAAATAAAAGCAATTGATAAATACTTGTAGCAAAAGGATTAGAAATGGCAAAGATTGATTTTGACTCTAGACAAATAGGAAAACAAATTCACGATGGAGGTGAATATGATATTCCAGCAAACCTGCATCAAAATGTTGACCAAACATTAAGTTTACCACAAAGGTATGGTATTAATAAATCAGAAAATCCACCTATTATATTTGATAGATTTCCAGGTTGGTCTGATGATGATGCAAAGACAGAACTAGAACGAATTTGGTCAGAGGATGAATGGCCAAGTCGAGTGTCAGAATTTTTACAATTAGCTCACATGGTAAAAAGTGAAGCAAATCAACGAATGCAAAATGCCGCTTGGCGATTAGAAAAAGCTCTTACTATTAATGGTAATGATTATACACATGCAGATGTTGTTGCACAATTAGACAAAAGAGCTGATACTCGTGCAAAATCTAATGCTAGAGAAGACGAAATGAAAGCTGCTCTGCTTGCTAGAAAACATCCTGATGATTGGCCAGATCCGGTTAAATGGGATTGTGCATTAGGATTAGATTCATCTATACCAGAAGTTAAAGCACTCCATGGTTGGGGACAATCAAAAGAAATTGTTGCTAAAACTGCTAAAGATGATTATAGCATAGAAGATCCTGGTTCAGGCTTACCTTAAGATAAATTATCTGTCGTCATATTATGAATATAATTTTTAGATGATAATAACTCTTCTTTATTTAATTCTTCATAATGATCTAACCATTTGTATTGATCTATAATATCATATGCGTGGTCACTAAATATATCGTTTAACCATGTTCGATGAGTCATTCTACCTAAATAATTTCTAAGTACATATAAATATTCCTTAGGTGTTCTGTCTTCTAGAATTTCCCTTTCGGTTTTAAGTTGCCCGGATTCCCAAGCACTTTCTTGTCGTTTACTTACAAATACTTTTGATAAATCCCATCCTTCTATTTCCGTCCCCATATTATTACCTGCAGCTAATATGCTATATGCAGGCCTAGAAAAGAATAAATGTTGTTGTTTGTAATTCATTACTTCACTTCCGATACTAACATATTTTTCTCTTTTTTCTGCCCAATCGTCCCAGTATTTGGATTTATTATTTTTATTAAATGCGTAATGAGCTCCTACATAATTTACTGTAGATTTAAATGTGTCTGTTGCATATGTATTATATAAATCTATTTTTTCGTTATTCCAATCAAAGAAATAATGAACAGGTTCGTCACTAACATCCCATGTTTCCATACCTAACATTTGAATATCTTTAGGTAATCTATTTTGTTTTATTAATGACAAGAATGCCATTAAATTGTTATGCATAAAAAATATACTTGTACTTTCTAATGGTTCTACAAATCCTGCAGATAAACCACATGTAATCCAGTTAGTACCTGCTTGCTTTTCATAGCATTCTGTGTTAAACTTAATTAATTGGCACTGATCATCTTTAATTCTATCGCCTTCAAAACTATCTTTAAATTCTTGTAGTGCATCTTCTTCTGAAATATAATCAGTACAAAACACATAACCAGTTCCTATTCTATCACGTAAACCTATTTGCCAACGCCAGCCTGCATCCATTGCTTGACATTCAACACAACTTAAATAGGATAATTCGTCGGTTCTATCTACATAATCTATTCTTGTTGCCCATGCTCTATTATTTTTATTATCCTCATTAAATTTTTTAGGAGTATAACCACATGCATTAGGGATTAGTCGTTTAAACCCACTACAATCAACAAAAAAATCACCTTCTATTTTTTTACCATCATCTGTGATCAAGTAATCTATTTTATCAGTATCTATAATTTTGACTTCGCTAATTTTAACATCATTTATTATTGCCCCTCTTTCAATTGCTACATCTAATAATTTTTTTCCTAATAAACTTGCATCAATATTATATGCATATTCTCGCCATACCTTAGGTATATTTGTATGCCAATATTCATGTTTTAAAAATGGAGCTTTACTGTTAAGTCCTAAATTTAAACCGCACCAACTTTCCCAATATTCTTTTATAGGCCGAGCAAATGTATAAAAATCATGATATTCCATAGCAAATAAACCGATTGGAGTAAAATAAGAATGATTGTCTTTGTACCAATTTTTACAATGAACAGAATATTTAATAGAGCCCCTTGCATCATCTAAACAAATTTTTTCAGGTTCTAAATCACATGCTTCTAAAAATTGATTAATGTTACCTACGGTTGCTTCACCGACTCCGACAATAGGTATGTTTTTTGATGTTAATACTTCTATGTCACATGCTTTTCCTAATTTAGCCTGAAGAAATACCGCTGCACTAGCACCAGCGGTACCCCCGCCGATGATGATGATTTTTTTCTTTTCCATAATTCCTTATAAATATTAATAATTAAACGAGAGTAAAATGGCTTATATTGGTTTTGATGTTGAAAATAGATTACACAATACTGCTTTTACATTTGATAGTTACACCTCGGATGGTGTTACTTCTATTTATGCGTTAAGTGTACCGAAACCCTTAACTTCAAGAGCAATTCTTGTAAATTTTAACGGACTTACGCAACAACCTGAATTAGATTATACGTTAAACGAAGATTCAAATTTAAAAATATTAAATGTTCCTGCAAGTACTACACAAATACAAATTTTACATTTAACTAGACCTGTCCAACTTCATACTATACCTGACAAATCTATTAGTACCAGCAAATTAACAGGCGATTTACAAACACCAGGTAATCTTGTTGTTTCAGGTACATTACAAATATTAGGCGGACAAGACCAAACAGTAAGTAATGTATTTTCTTCTTTATCTGTACAATCAAACACTCTTACTGTAAATTCTAATGAACAAGGAGCAGGAGTAGACGGAGGCTCGGGTTCAGCAGGATTTACTGTAGAACGAGGAACAGAAACAGATAAATCATTTTTATGGGATGATTCGACAGATAAATGGACAACAGGAGGGGAAACAATATTAACAAATATAGAAGGCGCCGTAACTGGTGCAGCCTCTTCTAATGTATTAAAAGTCGGAGATACAATGACAGGAGCATTAACACTTTCAGGAGATCCTACCCAAGACGATCATGCTGCAAATAAAGCATATGTTGATAGAAAAGCATTAGTTAACGCTCTCTTATTTTAAATAAATATAGTAAAAGAGACATCTATGGCTTTAGCATCGACAGTAGTAGCAAATTCTAATACAACAATAATTACCGGTACCTCCGGAAAAGTGAGGGCGGTTACTTGTTTATTTTTTTGTAATACAAATATATCAAATACAGATACAATTACAGTTTATGCAGTACCCGGGGGCGGATCTGCTGGTGATGATAATACTATTATAAAATCTGCAGAGATAAACGCAACAGATACATTAACATTTGATACAGAAAAATTATTATTAGATCCCACAGATTCGTTAATAGGTATAGCAGGTACAGGTACAATTAGTGCAACCGCATCATATACAGATGTATAAGGAATTATGAATGGCAAGTAGATTAAAAGGAGCAGTTAGGGTAGCAGGAGATGCTACTAGATTTGGAGGTCAAGTACCTTCATTTTATTTGGATGCTTCTAATTTTACAGGAACCAACGGATTAACTATTAATGCCGGCGGTACTGGTGGATCAACTGCTTCGGCGGCAAGGACAAATTTAAGTTTATATAGTAAAGCAGAAATAGATACAAAAGTTTCTACTGCAACATTAGGTAATGCAAATGTTATTGTTAATGGTTCTAATAATATAACTATAGACACAACATCAATTAAAATGACATTAGATGGTACTGAAAAATTTTCATGGGATGCGTCTACATCCGTCTTAGATATAAATGCAAATATACAATTAACAGGAACAATAGATGGTGTTACAAATGTTGCTACAAAAGCAGAAGCAGCGAATAGTTGGGGAGATCATAGAACAGTAGGTTACTTAACCGCAGTTCCTTTATTTGCTACATCATCTTTAACAGACGTAGGAGAAGTGTCTCCTACGTCTGGCCAGTATCTTGCATGGTCGGGCACTGAATATAGTCCAGTAACATTATCTATAGGTTCTTTTGGAATTAATGACTTAAATGATATAGATACTGAAAATTATGGTGTAGGGATAGGTAACGTACTAAAATGGAACGGTGCAAAATGGATACCTGATACAGATAAAAGTAATGCAGTTCAAACGATTAATGATCTAAATGATGTAGATACTCAATCAGTTGCTCCTAGTCTTAATAGAGTTTTAACTTGGACAGGAGCAGAATGGGCACCTAAAAAATTAGATGATATAATAACATCATTAAATTTAACTAGTGCAAATTTAAATGATCTAAATATAGATTTTGGTATAATACCTGATTAAAATAAATATTTGATGAAGGAATAATTAATGGCAATTCAGTTTAAAAGAGGTACAGCTAGTAATAGAACAAATTACACTCCTTCGATAGGTGAATTAATAGTAATTGACGTTAGCGAATCTAATCCTAAATTATATGTAGGAGACGGTTCTACTGCTGGTGGAAAGTTAGTATCTGCATCTAGTAGTGGTGGAGGTACAATCCAAAATTTATTTGAAACAGTTTCTGTGTCAGGCCAATCAAATTTAGTGGCAGATACTGCAACTGATACATTAACATTTGTTGCTGGTTCTAATGTTACTATAACAACTGATAATTCAAATGATTCAATAACTATTAATAATACATATTCTGCTCCTGCTGAAACAGATCCTGTATTTTCTGCTCACGTAGCAGCAGGTATAAATGCTACAAAAATAACAAGTTGGGATACCGCATTTAGTTGGGGCAATCATGCAGGATTATATTTAAATTCGTCTAGTAGTATTGATTCTTTGGGTGATGTAGATACAACATCTCTTGCACCCACAGTTAGTCAAGTTCTTGCATGGAATGGAACAAATTGGATTCCTACTACATCTACTTCGGGTACAACATTATCAGGATTGACAGATGTTGTGACTACCGGAGCATCAAATGGTAAAATATTAGAATATAGTAATGGTAATTGGATTATAGGTGATAAAAGTGGTGGCTCAGGAGGAGTAACCACTTTAACTGGTTTATCTGATACTCCGACTAATTATACAAACAAAGCCAACTTTTTTGCAAGAGTTAATAGTAATGCAACAGGTATAGATTTTAGAGATATTGTTGCAACTGCTCCTTTAAGTTGGAATAAAGTTACAAGTACTATATCATTAGTTGCAACAACAGATAATATTGACGAAGGCTCAAGTAATTTATATTATACAGATGATAGAGTTAATACTGTTTTAGGAACAAAAACATATTTAGATGATAGTGATTTTACCTCAGTTGGATTAATGAAACGAGGATCTGTTGCCGGAAGTTATAGTATAGTAACCGACAATGCAACCAATTGGGATACTGCCCACGGATGGGGAGACCATGGGGCAGTAGGCTATTTAACTAGTATTTCTGGGTTAAGTATAAATGCATTATCTGATGTAACAATATCATCAGCACAAGGTGACCAAATTTTAAGGTGGGATGGTAGTAAATGGATTAATTCGAACGAAGCAACAGTTACAACAACATTAACAGGATTAACAGACACGCCATCAAACTATGGTACCTCAGGACAAATGTTAGAATCTACAGGTTCAGGTGTCCAATGGGTAGATGCTCCGACGGGAGGCGGTGGCGGTGGCGGTTCAGGTTTATCGGATATTAAAGACGATCTTACACCTCAGTTAGGCGGCGATTTAGATGTATTAGCAAGAGAAATTACAACATCAACAACTAATGGCAATATTGTTATTAGACCAGCAGGAACTGGTCATGCTGAATTTGGTGCTGCTAATATTGTAACTACAGGTAAAAGTTTTTTTAGTAATACTTTTACAAATTTTGCAGGTCTTCCTAATGCAACTACATATGACGGTATGTTTGCTATTGCCGACGATTCTGCTACTCCGTATTATTCACATAATACTGCATGGATAAAATTATTAGACGAAGCAGGAGATCACAGTATAAACGGATCGTTGACTGTAGATAATTTAAAAATAGATGGTCAATCAATAACAACTGACACAGACATCATTCAAACTGTTGGTGCAAATCTTTCTTCAACTGGCGATACTAAACAAGGAATTTATTTATATAAAGGAATTACAGCGGTAGATAATGCCGATTTAACAGAAATATTTATTAAAAATGTTACTGATTCTAGATTAGTATTAGCAAATGGTACTGCAATAGCATTTGATATTATGATAGTAGCACAGCGATATGGTATGTCGGCAGGCAATGAAAAAACTGCATCATGGAATTTTAAAGGATGTATTATAAACACAACCGGTACAACATCTATTCTTGGAACAATTATGAAAACAATATTAGGTAGAACAGATTCTACATATGATTGCACAGTAGATGCATTAAATGCTAATAATGCATTACGTATTAGAGTCCAAGGAAAAGGCGGAGAAAATATAAAATGGTTTGCTGCGGTTAACACAACAGAGGTATTAGCATGAGATATATTTTAAAAATAAAAGAAGGGCCGACATTAGATGAAGTTATTAGTGATCTTAACATTTCTAATCCTGTAAAATTAGATAACTTAAATAGAATAATTGCAGATACAGACGATGATGTCGAATTACAAACTTGGATAGATCATACAGATATAATAAGAATTAGAAAAGATAGCGAACAACAAATAGCATGTGCTGATATGGGTACTACTACAACAGATGCTCCTATTATAGAAAATTTTACCAGCGGCAAACAAACCGCATTAGCATTAAGTGGTTCTTATTATTATTGGCATTTAGATGCTATGTCTAAAGAGGATTTTTCCGCCAATTCAAATGGTGAATATAGTTACAAATATGATGGATTGGATAATGTTGATCTAGTTATTGTTGATTCTGGCGTTGCTGGTGCTAGAGCAGGAGCTAGTCAAGGGACTACTCAATGTGGGTTTGGTACATGTGGTAATACTGCATATAAAGATCAATATGGATGCGAGGCAGTAGGATTAGGTAATAGCACATGGACACCGGCTGTTTTAAATCCTACAATAGGGTCTGCTCATCCTGATATGTTAAATGATATTGACAGTAATAGAGTTAAGCCATTACCAGGTTTTAATTTAACTCAAGGAGGCCAATATAATCATCCTATTTATGGTACTATTGCAATGGCTAACAATAAGGATTGGAATAATGAAGATACCCAAGGTCATGGTACTCATTGTGCCCAATTTGCTGCAGGAAGATTTGCTGGAATAGCAAAACAAGCAAATATATTTGCTTGTAAAGTAATGGATTTGTTAGGAACTGGAGCAAATTCAGGTTGGACATCAGATATTTTACTAGGATTAAATGCAGTTCTTACATGGCATAACGGTAAAGGAACAGATGTACCTTCTGTTGTTAATTATTCTATTGCAAATTCGCCTGTTGCTCCAAATGATTTGTTTGTAGATTTTGATGATCCTAATGATGCCACTGATGATACAGATGATGTAATGCGTCAATTAACAGAGGCTGGTGTTCATGTTTGTATAGCAGCCGCAAATGGATTCAATAAAATAGTTAATTTAGAAGCACAATTTCAAGGACCTATAGATGCAAGAGTAATAGAACCTGCTAGAATGTCAGGTCCTCATTGGGAAAATACCGTAGCAAATACAATTACTGTTGGTGCATTAAAATTCGATTCGTTAGGTGGTTATAATGAAAATGGTGTACAGGCTTCGGGCGGAAAATGGGAAATGGCTTATTTTTCTAATTATGGGTCATCAGTAACAATTTCGGCACCTGGGCAAGATTTAAATACTATGGGTTGGTATGATGCTGGAGGAGGTAATTGGGGTACAACTACGGGTCAAGCAGGAACATCTTATTCGTCTCCTTTAATTGCAGGTGTTGTATGCAATAAAATACATCAAAATAGAATAGAAGCAGCAAACACAGGCGGAACTCCGGAAGAAATTAAAAATTGGTTAATCGCATCGTCTAGTTCTAGTTTACATTTTACGTCTTGGATCAGACAACGAGGAGAAAAAGGATCACATACAGATAGTGTCGGAGGAGTATCTGACACAGGTAATGCATTAATACAAACAATAAAATATGATAATGATTACATTTATACATATTTTTCAGGTATAGCAGAACATGCCACAGGTCCGTTTCCTGGATCATCAGGAGCAGGATATGTTCCTGCTGATAAAAGTTATATTAAAGCAATAGCAAGAACTCCTCTTAAAAATACAGGTACTAAAACTGTAACTCCGGTTGGTATGGTCGGAATAAGTGTAAATGGTGTGCCTATTTTTAATAAAAGAGATAACGATAGTTGGCATACCGCTAATGCACAAATGGAAACTAATACCGGTGGTAATGTATGGCATAAAAATGCATTTGATAAAGATGGTAGTACTAAGGACACAAATTATGGTTTTTGTACTTCAGATTTTAGATACAATTATAAAACAGCTTCTCCTACATTACGATCGGAATTAAATGATATATATACATCTGGTACTCCTAATCATTCGCCAATTATAGGTTGGGCATTAGATGGTTATCCCATATATGGTCCTTTTGGTCATACTACTGCAAATAATTCATCTAGTGGTATTACAAAAATGATACCAGGATGGAGGTTAAAAACTGCAAGTGAATATGATCCTTCTACTGACGGTGCAAGAACTTGTTCTGTTAGAGTTACCGCAGGTTCTTATTCTCCTGAAAGTAATACAACATGGGGACCAGCAGTTGATGGATCTAATCCGTTAGGTACTTTTATAGAAGATTATATATATGATAGTACAGTATCTAATAGACACTTAGATCAATATAATGGTAGAGATTGCGTAACACCTGAATTTCCTAACGGAACCTATGCATATTTTGCAACAATTGAAACATCAGGAAATGCATATTCCGGAGAACCTATGTTTCCGTATGTACTGGCTGAAGAATTTTATGGTTATGTCCATGCTCAAAATATTTCAAATAATGCAGTATCTGTGCCTTCGTCTGTAACAACATGGAATACATATGGAGCAACTGCGATAGATAAAATTACTAAAATAGCATCTAAAATAAAATTACCTGATAATCCGTTAAAGACTACATCAGGTTCTGGTTCTATAATGATAACATGGCCCGATCATGGTCTTAAGGCAGACGATTGGATACAATTAAACGGAACAACAGGAGGGGCAGGATTAGATCCTGATATTTATTCTATGAATCCTGTAGGTATGGATCCAGGTAGTATTTTAGGAACAGATCCTTGGGTACTAAATGATTGGCATGTTGTTACTAGTAATACTACATCTGATCAAGTAGAAATAACTTTATTAAATCGACAAGCAAATGCAAACGGACAAATAGGTGGCAGTAATGTATATGCATCGGTATTAAAAACAGGAACAACATCGACGCCAGCTAATTTAACAACTCATGATTCGACAGATGGCTTATTAAAAATGGATGGTGTAACTGTCAGCGGACACGCAGGAGTTACAGGTGCCTGGAATGTAGATTACCAAAACGGAGGCGCTAACGATAACACAAGAAAATGGCGATTAAAATGGAATAATCCTGATGGTGTTACTGTTCAAGCGGCGCCTATAGGACAAGGTAATTTATTTCATATAGAATATACTCCGACAACTATAACACCTAATAGAATAGGTTTTAGTCCTAATTACCAAATAGCAGATTGGAATACAACTTGGGCAACTTCAGCGACTAATTTTGCTACATTTTATTCAGGTGTTGTTATAAATCAAGATTTATCAGCAACAATAACATCTTGGGCAAATGAAAATATAGGCGAGACAGATTATACATTAATTGGTAATTTACCTTCTGAATTAACTTTTAGTAAACGTACAGGAAAATTAACAGGTACATTAGGTACATATGAAACATCGAATGTATATAGTTTTACTGTTACTGCTAGTAATGGTTATACTTCTACTACACATAATTATTCATTTACAATAGGTGAAGGTGATGAATTAGGTTATTATTATGACGGTAGCACATTAACTGTTCCTGGTAATTTAATTGCAAAAGCCGGCTGGACAACAGCAACATCAAATCTTTCAGCAACTGTAGGTGCCCAATATCTTGTTGATACTACAAGTAATACAGTAACTATTACATTGCCGGCAAGTCCTGTAACAGGTAATTATATCAGGGTAGTAGATGCAGCAGGCAATAGTAATACAAATAAAATAACAGTAGCAAGAAATGGTAAAAATATCCAAGGAACTGCCCAAGATTTAGAAATTACTTCATCAAGAGCAGGTCTTACATTAGTTTATTATGATGCTACTAATGGTTGGGTAATAGCGGAGAATTAATATGGCACAAGATTTAAAAAATCTTAGACAATCATCAGGTACACAAACAGGACACATTTTACCTGAAACAACTGAAGTATATGATTTGGGTTCGGCAGAAAAAAAAGTTAGACATTTATTTTTAAGTGACAGTTCGATATGGATAGGAGACAACAAAGAAGGAAAGAAAGCAGGTGGATGTTATTTTTGTATGGATGCATTAGACGGCGGAAGTGTACTTAAAGATACAAATGATAATTATATTACGACCAAAACTAATTGTCTAAATGCAGGTGGCCATTGGCTTGCTGATGAATCAATTCTAGATAAAGAGGCTTGTAATGCTTTACCAGGAGGAGGTTGGTATAAAGGGTATAAGAATATAACAATACCTCATACGCAACCTGCCCAAGGAACACAAGTTTATTCAATCCTTTCGGCAGTTGTTGTTCCTAGATATATACAGGCTATTCCTGAGTCAGCAGTATCACCGGGTGACATTGAAATTATGGGAGCTCATCCATGGGAATACGGTACTGCAACATCAGGTGCATATTCGGAATTTAAAGATTTTTTTGGTTCGCGAACATATGGTGCTAGAATATCTTTAAAAGATAATAGTAATCCTCGAATAGAATATTGGTATGATTTTAAATATTATAGAGATTTTATAGGTGATATCTCTACCCAACAAAGTAATTATAGGCAACGAGCTCTTCTTTCACCTATAAATTCTGCTGAAAGATTATTTGGCGGTCATACTCAATGGGATAAATATTCTTTTACTTTACAAGAAAATGTAATTACAGCCGAAACAGGCGATGGTACAATACCTCAAGAAAATATTGAAGAACCTGCTGGGGGCAAATATGTGGAAGGTGATAAGGCACCAGAACATAATAAAAAAGGTAAAATAGGGGAAATTAAAGTAGGAAATCATGCAGGAAAATGGTTCTTATATGTTTGTGTAGCAAATAATTTATGGGGACGAACTCCATTAGAAGTAGGCTGGGACCATAATAAATCTTTTCATGGTTCTGCTGGGAGTGCAACATGGGAAGCACGAGAATTTCATTTTCATGTTTTTGGAATTGGCACTGATGCATTTGTTATAGATGGTATTGATAGATTAGGACCTGTTAATGGAGAAAATCCTTCTATTACTATAGATGCAGGTGATATAGTATATTTTCATGTAATGAGCCCTGAAAGTATAGGGTTTACATTAAAAGATCCAGGCCTAGTTCCTTTAGATACCTCGCATGGTTTAGCAGCAGGAAATAATAATCCAACTATTGCTGATCCGGGCGAATTAAAATGGACTGTACCACTGGTACCAGGTGCATATTCATATATACATAATGTTAATGCTTCTATGACAGGAATTATAACAGTAAGGGACCAACCGGCGTAAGATAAATTATGAAATTTTTAAAGAAGAAGCAAATAGATACTGCCGAAGTACAACAAGATATTTTTACAGGTACTGGCAGTGATACTGAATTTACTTTAACATTTACAGTAGTAGATCAAAAACAACTATTTGTTTCTATAGACGGTCTAACACAAGAACCTACTGCGGCATATGGAATCAATACTGCCGGAACAAAAGTTGTATTTACTGAAGCACCGCCGTCCGGATCTAGAGTACTAGTAAAGTATATTGAAGCATCGCCTATTAATATTACAACAGTAAGTGCAAATACAATAGGAATAGATGAATTAAATGTCACTGATGGTACAATAGGTCAAGCATTAACAACAAATGGCGCAGGCGGTTTAAGTTTTACTTCGTTTGATCCCGGTGGATTTGATTATAAAAGCGATACTGATTCCCCATTTACGGCATATGCAGGGCAATCAGTTCAAGTGGATACAACAAATGGACAAGTTACAATGACATTACCTGCTTCACCTAACCAAAACGATACTATCAGAGTTGTTGATGCAGGCGGACATTTTCAAGATTATCCATTAACTGTAAGTAGAAATGGTAGTACAATTATGGATGTTGCTGACGACTTAGTTGTCAATACCGCTGTTTTAAATTTTGGTCTAGTATATAATGGAAGTACTTGGAGGGTATTTGGATAATGCCATTAACTAAAATAACTACAAATTTATTAGCAGATAGTGCTGTAACAGGTGCCAAAATAAACGATGCTTCTATTCAATCGGTAGATTTAGCAACTGGTTCTATTACATCAGATAAAATACATACAACTCTTGATATATCATCTCATACTCTTACATTACCTGAAAATAGTATTACTAGTAGAGAATTAAATTTAACTTTTACATCAGGTGATGCAAATAAATTTTTGCAAGTTTCTAGTACAGGAGCATTATCTTGGGAAGCTCCTGGTGCGTATCCCATAAATTATAGTGCTATTACAGGTCCTATACCTGCAAATCATATTGCTTCAAATACAATAACAAGCGATATGATTACAAATTTAACAATAACAGATAGTGATATTGCAAATGGTACTATAACAGGACCTAAATTATCTACAACATTAGATTTATCAGGATCGGCAACAATAACATTTCCTACAGATTTGACAGTTACAAATATTACTGTAACGGGTAATTTAAAAACAGAAGGAACAACCACTGAAGTTGATACTCAAAATTTACTTGTTAAAGATAATGTAATAGTTATTAATGATGACGAAACTGGTCCTGGAGTTTCAGCAGGAGTTGCCGGAATAGATATTAACAGGGGCCCGACCAATGATGTAGCAAAAATTCAATGGAATGAGGTATTAGATAGATTTGAATTTCTTAAAGGTTCGACTCCTGTTAATTTACAGTTTGCAAATGACGCACCGGGTGCCGCAAGTGTTGGATATAATGAATTAAAAATACAAAATAGTTCTGATCCTGGTCATAGTCAAAATTACTTTTTAGAGTCAGACGGCTCGGGCAATTTTCAACTTACACAAGTAGACTATTCTAATTTTGTTTTAAGTGGATTGATTACTGGTACAATGTCTAATACAACATTTGCAGATGATAGTATTGGCACAGACAAATTACAAGATTATTCAATAACCGCAGATAAATTAGAACGACAACTTTCTTTTACTGGTATAACAACTGTATTAAATGCACCTGATATATTAACTTCAATTAATGGAGCAACAGCATTTACAATTACAAATACTAATTTTACTCTTCCGGCTAATAATATAACAGGTACTCAAATATTAAATGGTTCTATTACTGTACCTAAATTAGCAAATACATTAGATTTAAGTAGTAATACAGTTATTTTAGGTAATGATTATGTTTCTTTATCTATGATGCAGAATGATTCTGTTGGTATTAATGAAGTAATAATAGATAATGCCGGAAGTCCAGGACATTATTTAACACAAAATCCGGCAGGCACAGGTTTTATATGGTCTCCACCTCCTACATCAACAGAAGACGTAGAATGGTTAGGCGGATTATGGCCTAATGCTAAAGAAAATTATTCATTTGTAGAAACATTATCTTCTGGAATATACACACTTGAATTAAGAAATTATCAAGATGCAATTTTATCTGTATTAAGTCCTGCAAGAATAATATTTAGAGATCCCGATGCTACCAAAGGTAAAATACACGTCATAGAAATAACATCTTCGTTTTCATTAGCAATACCTGCAGGTCAAGTATTAGGATATACAAATGCTGAAGATATGACACTTTATGTTTATGGATGGCTCCAAGATTTGGCAAATGAAACAGTTAAGTTAGCAATTTCTGCAGAATATGTTAAAGATGAAGGTGGATTACAACCAATTTCTATATTTCCATCTTCTGGAGTTAATTCTGTAAAAGGTATATTGTATTCAGATGTAGCATCATCTGGAGCACCTATTAGAGTTTTAGCTAGAATAAAAATGGTGCAGCCTACAATAAATAGTTGGACAAATACATGCACAGAAATGGCAACTAATTTTCAAACATTTCAACTTGAGTATATTTAATGTCTAGAGAAATTCGACAAGCAGAAAGAGTTCATATTTCTTACAAAGATTATTTTGATCCTAACACTCAAACTAACAGTCAACAATGGGATCCAGCATCTTTTTATCAATTAGATTTTTATGATAATCATAAATTTAGGCAAGCATTTTTTGGTACTCCTAACGATAGTATGTTATCAAAATTAACATGGTATGTTAGATCCGAACATATTGAAGTAGTTGGTTTATATGATCAAAATAGTGGCTGGACTCAATCTCGAATGAAAGTTCGATTGTATAACGGAAATGTCATAGATGACGAAAACCCAATACCGATTGTAGAAAAAACTATCGATATAGGTTCCGGTAGCGAAAAAACATGGCAAGGAGAGGTACATTGTACTTTTGATTTCAATGATGGTTTTTTTATTAAACATTCTTCAGGTCAACAATATACGTGGGAAATCGAAAACTTAAATCCAGAAAAAATTGTATTATTTTTTTCTAATACTGGTTTTAGGCAAGGTAGTACTTTACATCCTATGACAGATATAAAATATACTAAATCTGGATATTGGGGAGGATGGTTGGGAGGATATGCAGCATTTTCGTCAGAAACGCAACAAGCACAATCTCGTAGCGTTTATCCTTATAATGTGTTCAATAATCATACACCTAATGTTGGTTATAATTATCGCTGGGTGTTTAGAACAGTAGAAGGTAATATAGGGGGGAGACAAATTATACAATGGAATGCTGGAGTTAAAACTACCAATTCTCCAGCATACTCAACAGAATTTACTGCATCCCAAAATCATTTTGTGGATCCGGTAGCAAATACAAGCCCTGGTAACTATCCTGAAGTATTAAGTAGATTAAATGGTGCTACTTTTCATAACTCCGATCCGGGGTCAGGTTCTTTTACAGGTAAAAATTATTTTTGGAAAACAGGCATAAAATTTAAGAATGCAAATGGTTATATGTTAATTCAGATACCTCATTCTCTTCCTCAAAATATTCGTGTAGGATTAACAGTTCACGCAGATACCCAATCGTCTAATCAGCCTGAACCTCCGATTACAGGTTTAGGTGCTATGAATCCTTGTACTTCAGGTTCAAGCACTTCTGAATTTAACGATTATGATGGTTTATATTCGGATGATTCGTATGGTAAGTACGGGCATTGTTGGAGAACAAATGGTTCAACCGAAAATGCTGCAACACCGCATGGTAATTGGGAAGATCATTTGTACACTGATGGAACGGTACAACATATAGGTAAAATTAAATATGATATAGGACCGCTTACGCCTAGTATACATTTTGTTGCTGACGTTGAAGAGGTAGTTGATTACCGAACAGGCGGAACCACTGTAGATTTTAAAACAGTAGCAGAAGAATTAGGTAGTTTTTTAGATACTACATTAGACAAAATAGAGTTAGGCGAAGTATACGGTTTCAATAAATTGCCCTATACATATTCTAATTACACATTTACTTTAGATAATAAAACTAGGATTACATCCGATGGTGTAAAATCGTTTATAGAAGAATACAAAGCATACATAAATTTAATGTCTCAGCGAACTACTCGCGGAATAACTACTGATTGGTTAATATTAGATGCCATAGATGTTAATGATTATATTGAAGATATGACATATGACAAATTCAAAGCAGAATCTGACAAAGTAGATGCAGAACTAACTTCGACTCCTTTGTTTTCGTATACACAGCTAGATACAACAGTAGATGTTAATGACATTAGTTATCAAACAAGTGTATCTAGACATACAGAAAGGCAATCACAACGATTAATACAAAGAAATGCCGCTAGGGCTACTGCTAGAGCCACCGCTAGACTAGAGTATAGATATAGTGCAACTGCTCGAGCTGAAACTCGTTATGCTTATCGAGACGCATACAGATATGTCGATGGTTGGTTTAGATGGAGAGACGGATGGATGTGGTGGAGATCTCGACACGAATTGTCTCGAAGAGCTCAAGGTAGATATGTGGCAAGAGGTACTACTCGATCAGAATATACATATAGAGTTTCGGCACGACAAGAGTATAGATACGAATATAGATACGAATATAGATATGGTACTAGATACGAAGATAGAGCCGAAACTGAAATTTTTGACAATAATTCCCATAGAAAAGAAGTAGCGTACTGGACATGGGCCCTTACTGATAAACAAGGAGATGTTGATACTTGGCGATTAGAAAATGATGCCACTAATGTAGATCTTGGTACCGGTACAGATGCAGATTTTGATCCAATGACAGTATCGCAAACAAAAGAAACTTCAGCAACTAGTACTTTACAAACTAAATATTGGAACAACGAATATTTTGAAGGTACCTGGGCAACTGTATTTCCTAATTATCCTTTACCTCATGCATGGGATAATCATACATTATATTATACAAGAGCAAACATATTACAAAGAAATCAAGCAGGAGATCTTGTTAGAGCTTCTATGACAGGTATTATAGATGCTAGTGCTCCGTCCCCGGGCGGAACTTCGCCTGTTACCACAAATCATGTAACTATTATTAAATGGTGGTAAAATGCCTATACAAATTAATATAGAAAAAGCAAAAAATATATTTCAAAAAAATTTACAGTCTTCTTTAAATAAAGAAATAGAAAAATTAGATATAGAAATAAAAGAAGAAGATAATGATAGATTAATTGAATTACAAAAATATTTTAAAGATTTTAAAGTAGATTTAACTGAAGTAGAAACAATAGCCGATATAGATAGATATTGGCCAAATGTTTTACCTTATAAATCACATGACCCTATATTTCAAAAAACATACGATGCTTTAGATAATATAGATCCTGAAACCGAAGTTTTAGGGTGTGAATTAGGAGCTGGGCCTTTTATATCTACTAGAGTATTGAGTGGTTTTAATGTTTCTTTTATTCTAAACACTTCGGCGTGGAATAATAAATTTATTCCACAACCTGATATATTAGATAAAAATGAAAATTATAATTATTTTTATGGTTGGCATCAGCAATCTCAAAAAATAATATATTCTATAAGTGGAGAAAATAGTTATAGTAAAAAAGAAGAAATGTTTAAATTAAAATATGCAAATAAAAGAATTTTATTGAAAAAACAAGATAATTCTGTTATAATTATAACACCAGTAAATTTAAGAATAGAATTAGAAGAATTAATTGCTAAATTATCTTACATACCAGAAAAAAATAAATGGGCATATTCAGAAGTATTTAATGTTGACGAATTGCCTTCAGAAAAATATAGAGATGCATGGGAGTTAATAGGATATGACCAAGAAACAGATTTTCAAGAGAGTCAGGATATTACTAAATAAAGGTGCGGGTAATTTTACTGAAGACGAAAATGAAGAATTTTTAAATTATTTTAAAGATAGGACAGTTAATTTTAGTGAAGGCCAGATTCATGTTTCTGGACAAGATGTAACAAAATTTTCTACTAATGCTTTACGAACTAACAGAGGAAAGTATGTAGCAAAACCCGAAAATGGTCCCGACGAACCACCAGAAGAAGACGAAAATGGGATTCCGGAGAGTGCCACAATAACAGAAATAGGTAATAAGTTAATAGCCGAAAAAGATTTTGATACTAGTAGTAATCTTAAACATCCTCAATTAATAATAGAATTTGACGATGATAATAAAATAACATTAATGTCAGCATACTACGATGCCACTTGAAGATATATTTCCTATAACTATTTTTAAAGATTATATAGATGATATAGACAACTCTGAATTAATTAAAGCATGTGAAGAAATAAAAGAATTAGATATAGAAGGAAGGGCAACTTGTCCTAGAAAATTTCCATTTGGTTATACATCATACTATACAATAGATGATATTCATATTCGTCTTAAAGATGAAGAAGAAAATCCAGTATATTCTAAATTTTCTTTATTAATATCAGAGATCTTAAAACGAGCACAATTTTATGCAGATGAGTTACTAGCAGACAATGGTCTTAATCAACAAATGATGCATAAAGAAGGAGCAACACAAGGACTAGATCATCGAAAAGAAGTATGGATACAGAGTTGTTGGGTTAATATAACAGAACAATATAATTATCATGATATACATAATCATGCAAATAGTTTTATATCAGGTATATATTATCTAAATGATGTTTCTTCATTAACTTTATATAGTTTAAATCAATATAAACAAGAAGTAATGACTTATGAGAGTAGAGAAGGTCTTGTATTACTGTGGCCAGGTTGGTTATATCATCAAGCAAATCAAATTATAAAAAAAGAAACAAAATATGGTATAACATTTAACATTGGTTGTGATGTATGGGGATCCGCGACTAAAGAAGAAAAAGAAAAAAATGAAACGATTTAAACCATTAGAATTATTTGCAATTAACGAAGAATTAAATATTCAAAAAGTTAAACTAGCAGATGATTCTCTTATATTAATTATAGATAATTTTTATAAAAAACCTGATAATATAAAAGATCTTATTCTTTCTTCTCCTGTGCCCATATGGAAACATACTCCCGATACATTAAATTTTAAGCAATATTACGACTGTAGGCATTCGATGTCATTTTTTGATGAACCACCTTTTGTTTATGTCATTAATAGCATCGTATCACATTATTATGATTTTACATTAGTAGATAAAACATATCCTTTTATATCAAACTGTTTTCAATGGATAGAAGATCAACCAGTAAATGCAGTAGGAAATAGAGTACATACAGACGGATTAAATACCGTAGCGGCGTCTATATTTTTTAATACAAATGAAGAATGCAACGGCGGAACTGGTATATATAGATCAAAATATGCAAATGATATTAGATTAGTAGATGAAGATAATGAATTAGAAGATCACGTTATTGGTACCGAAGCATTTATGCCTGCAGAAGATGGATCTGTTTATTATCATGATGATTGGGATAGGTATTGGGCTTTAGAAGAAGTAATACCAATGGCATATAATAGATGCATATTATACCCTGGATATTTATTTCACGCAGCATATCACACAGATAATGCATTTAAAGATTATCCTAGAATAGCCCAAGTTTGTTTTTTAGAATCTGAATTTGAAGTAGAATTAAAACCACAAGATGATTGAAGTAGGATGGACACCAGCAAGAGCTGAAACTGCACTTGCATATACTGAACCAGAATCATTATATACAGACGTATATAAAGATATAGATGCTGCGTTTAGATTTTGCCCTGCATTTACTAGTTATTTAAAAAATTGGTATGTTTTACGATCTCCCTTGCATGTTAAATTTGCATATAAAAAAGTAAGCAATACAGATGCAAAAATAACTGTAAACAAAGAAAATATTACAAGTCAATATATAGTGTTTGATGAAAGAAAACACGAATGGAGCGGAGATTATAAAGCAGATGACACACCGGATGGAAAATTTAATGGTAGATTGAAATTAAATAAAAATAATAATCCATTGGTTAGCTTTTCTTTCCCCCAATTATTTGTAACAGACGAAAAAGATTTGCATATGGAACAAGTATCTCCTTTTTTACACATGCATAAACTACCTTATTTTAAATATTTAAGAAGTATATGTGGAGCATTTAATATCTATAGTTGGGTTCGTCCATTGGATTTTGCTTATGAAATTGTTACAGATAATGCAGTTATCGATATTAAAAGGGGAGATCCGTTGTGTTACGTAAGATTTGTTACAGATAAAAATGTGTCTATTAAACAAATACCTCTTACTACACAATTAGAAGATTATGCCAAGGCAACAACAACTTTAAAATCATTACGACCCGGATTACCTTTACAAAAAATGTATGATCTTTTTCTTAAAATACGACGGCCTAAACTTTTATAGGTTTTTGTTGTTTACCCATCCACTTTGCATCGGGACGTTTATCTTTTAAATTAGTTGCTACTGTCTTTATTTTATCTATAGACGATTTATCGTAAAAGACTAATTTAGCACCACTATGTAATGGCTTAGGCCACGAACCTATATCTACCCAACAATAGCCACTAGATTCGCCATTTAATTCAGGTACAAATTCTCTAAATACTGTTACTATAAATGTTTTGTAATTAAAACCGTTTTTTGATTCGAATACATGTAATGGAACTATATTAAAGTAATTAGGAATATTTGTCCCCATTTCTTCGTCTAATTCTCGGTGTAATGTTTCTAAAGGTTGTTCGCCTTTTTCTGCTTTACCTCCCCAAAATGCCCAAGTGCCTGAATGACTAACATTTTTTGATCGCATTTGGAGTAATATTCTACTGGTAGGTAGGGAAAGAAAAATGGCTCCTACGCCATTAATCATAGATATAATCTCCAATATCCGGCAGGATATATTCTTTCAGTAGCATTTTTCCATTCATTACCATTCCATACCCATCTTGTACTATCATTTGAATTTGTTGTAAATTTTGTTGTTGATGTCTCACTAGCATCAAAAGATCTGACCCAATTGGTTCCGTCGAATTCTATTATGTCATTTTTATGTGCGATAACATTGCCCCACCAATTTCCACCTGTAGGTACATCATTAGTTACAATGTATCGTTGCCCTGTTGATGATTCGGGTAATCCGTAATTTAACGGTCCTTGATATGTAGGATCTACAATGTTATTTACTGTTCCTGTATTAGCAGAATTAGTAGGTAAAGTACTAGCATCTATAGTTACAGTTATTTCTTGATTTGAAATGGATGATAATGTACCATATACTTGAAAATTTGCTTCACTTTCTATATTTGCATCCATTAATTTTACTTGGCTAATACCTGTTCTTAATTCTGCTGATCGTTCTTCTAATAACTTTGTCCAAGTAGTTGTTGTTGCAGATCCGTCTTCATTTAATAATGTTAATGTAGATCCCGATAAACTAACAGATCTATCTTTAAATGTAGTTACCATATAATTTGTTGGTGCACCACTAATTGTACCTGTAGAACTAAATGTCTCCATTTCAGTTTTATTTTTTGCCGTTAAAATAGTAGACATAATAGTATGAATAAGTGTTTGTCTGCTTACTCTAGATGGTACAGATAAATGTATAGGCATTGTAAATGTTAACGTAGCAATATCGATCATATCTTCTGCACCGGTAGGTATAGATCTATTTGTCCATTGTACTGCTGTTAATTCTACAATAGATAATCTAGTCCATTCAAAAGGATTATCTGTTGCATTAATATCAATAGAAGGATTATATAAAGTTAGCAACT